ATGAACACGGTGTATGACTTTCAAGCGCACCAGGAAGCGATGGCAGGCGCGGAGCGGTCGCTTCTGGCAACTGTCATCTCGCATGGCGATGAATTGAAACACGCCGAGCTTCTTCTCCCGCAGGACTTTGCGTTTCCCTCGCATCAAGTCCTGTGGGCGGAAATCCTGGCGTTTGGCCGGGATGGGCAGCTCTCCATTCAGGCAGTCATCAATTCCCTGGTTGCAAAAAGCCAGCTCAGCGACCTTGGACATGAGTTTGGGTCCGTGATGGGCATGGATTATCTCAATGAACTGGTTACCTATTCCGCTGCCCAGTCCACCGAGTATTTCGCGCAGACCGTCATGAACAGCGCCGTCCAGCGCGCCGTTCGCCGTTCGGCGGCCTTATGGGCGGCAGACAGCGACCGGATGGATCTTCCGCCAGACGAACTATTGGACCGGATCGAAAGCGACATTCTGACCATGAGGCGCAATCGCGGAAATGATGGTCAGTCGATTGGAAGCCTGCTGGATCTGTTCCAGAAAGTCACCGAACAGCGCCGATCCGGTACGTTCGTGCCGGCATTGACCCCACATATCATTCCCATCAAGTCCATCGTCAAGTTTTACGAAGCGCAGGATTACCCGATCATCGCGGCGCGGCCTGGAGAAGGCAAGTCCTCCATCATGCGCTACGAAGCATTCTATGAGGCAATCGAAGGGCGGCCTACCACCATCCTTAATCTGGAGAATGGCGAACTGGAATACGCCCGCCACCTGGTCTCTCTTCAGACCCAGATCGACAACGAACTGCTGCGCAACCCAAGCGCCCTCACTGACGATCAGATGCAACGAGTGAAGGATGCCATCGAGAACTTGAGAGCCATTCCCTTGCGCATCATCACCATGGGGGCGCCGACCATCGAAGAGGTGTCGCGGGTGTATCTCGATGCCGTTCGTTGGGGAACCAAGTCGTTTTGGTTGGATTATGTCCAGCTTATCAACAACCGTGTCAACGATCTCAATACCAACACGACCATCTCTTCCACCCGGTTGCGCGGTCTGTCTCAGAAGCATCATATTCCATTGATCATCGCTTCCCAGATGTCGCGAAACATTGTCAATCGCGGCACGGACGCAGAACCGGAATTATCCGATCTGCGCGATAGCGGAAGCCTGGAGCAGGATGCGACGCATGTTTTGTTCCCGCGCATGGCGTGGGGAGCCAATCCCCGCCCGCAGGACATTGCTCAATTTCCTGAAAATCAAGATGGAGCCATCCGCGTCGTTCCGCTGCGGGTCTACATCAAGAAGAACAGAAATGGATCTGTAGGAAAGACCAATCCCTTCAAATGGGATCGATCTACAAACAACTTCGAGGCATTGTGATCAACGTTGTTTTCCAAGGCAGACCACTCCAGTCTTTCAAGACCTTCATCCTGAGGCGTGGCAATCGATATTTCCTTCGGCTGATGACTGTCGTGTTCTACCAGAACAGCCGAGGGAACGTGAATGCCGAAGGCTTGTACAAGGCACTCTTTGAAGTGGTCCGGCATCCCGGACAAATTGAACTCTGGATCTTCATTGGAAACCGTACTGTAGTTTCCGTTATCGGAAAGCCATTCCCAACTTTCGAGGTAATAAAAAATGATAGCGAATAAGCACTCCGACACTGTTTTGTGTTCCGCCGGCAAAGGCGAACTGAAGCGCGAAGACTGTCTCGCGTGCGCCAAAAACAATCAACAAACCTGCGGCTTTGATTACATCCTTGTCAAGGCCATTCTGGATGATAAGGACCGCACTGGAATTCACGTCACCGATCTCACGGGCTGCCTGCGCAAGGCTTGGTACACCAAGACAACCACAGCTCCTGAATACATTCATGCCCAGATGTACCGGCTGATCGGGAACATCGCTCATTCCGTCCTGGAACACGCCGGCGACGGTGATGAGGCGGAGATCCCAGTGTACGCGCTTGGCCTTGAGGGGAAGATGGATGTCTATCGCGACGGTCGCATCATCGATTTTAAGAGCACCAGATGGCTAACGCCATCGAAACTTCCATACGGTAGTCATGAACTGCAAGTCAATATCTATGCTGAAATGCTTCGCCAGAACGGGAAGGATGTCCGGTCTGCGGCGATCCAGTACATCGACATGTCGGGCCCTACCAAGTGCCGGACATGCAAGGTGATGTACGTTCCCAATGGGGCGGGCGACCTCTCCTGCCCCAAGTGCGGCAAGTCCTCCAACGAAGCCCACACTGGCGCGGTATTGATCGAGATCCCGCTGAGAGATCCTGCGGAGATCCAACAACTCATTGAAGAAAGGAGAAACAAACTGCTCAAAGCTCTTGAGACGGGCGAAATGCCCGACACGGAGCCCAGCTTCCTGTGCGAGTATTGCCCGTTCGTTGAAATTTGTACGATCTAACATTCCGACAACAGAAACCAAATCTAATTTATGGAGAAAATCAAATGAGCTTTTCATTCCAGACTGCGGTTCGCGAACAACTGAAGGCCCGTGTGGCGATTGACGGCCCGTCTGGTTCGGGCAAGACCTGGACCAGTTTGACCTGCGCCACGGCATTGGCTGGCCCGAACGGCAGGATCGCCGTGATCGACACCGAACGAGGGTCTGCCCGGTTATACGCGGATTTCTTCAAGTTCGACGTGCTCGAGCTGCCGATGGATCATCGCATGTTCAACCCGGAAGTGTACGTTGAGGCGCTGCATGCGGCAGAGGAAGCCGGCTACAACGTCATCGTGATCGACAGCCTGTCCCATGCCTGGGAAGGCGAAGGCGGCGCGTTGTCATTGGTCGACCAGGCCGTGGCCGCTTCCAGATCCGGCAACTCGTATGTTGCCTGGAGGAAGGTGACGCCGCTGCACAACAAGCTGGTGGATGCCATGCTTCAATCCCCCGCTCATATCGTCTGCACCATGCGCTCCAAGATGGAATACGAGCAAAGGGAGGAAGGCGGCAAGAAACAGGTCGTGAAGGTTGGCATGGCGCCCATCCAGCGGGCTGGCATGGAGTACGAGTTCACCATGGTGGCCGACATTGATGTGGATCACCGCCTGATCGTCTCCAAGTCGCGTATGAAGGAACTGGCCGACCGCCAGATGGTCAAGCCGGATGTCAAGTTCTTCAAGGAACTGGCGGACTGGCTGAACGGCGGCGCGCCGGCAACGGAGCGTCCCAGCCAGAAGGCTCCCATTGGCATGAGCATGGCCGCCGCGGAGACCAAGTCCTACGACATGTCGTTTGCGGACTTACTCACGGCTGCGCAGAAGAAGTACAACGTGACCGAAGAGCAAGTTCGCGCCGCTCTGAGGGCTGCAAAATTCACCACGTACACGCCCGACATGGCGACTGCGGCGATGACCGCGATCGGCATGGCGTTCCAGAAGCCGGTCGAAGAAGAGGTGCCCGACTTCGCTAAGTAAGGAAAGGACCACCGCGCCAGGCATTGCCTCGATTGGCCTCCTGGACGACCTGGCGCGGTGGAACCTGTTTCCATATCCGCAATTGTCCAATCCTATTTAATTTGGAGAACACAATGAATATGTTTGGCATGAACCAAAGAACCGTCGATGGCAGACAGCGCGCCGAGATCGTCGTTGAAGGATGCGGCGTGAAGGATGTCCCTGGCACTCAGCCGATTATCTGGATCGAAACCATGGACGGCAAGATCACGATGTATGTGTGGGCCGATATCGCTCAAGGCGAACCCACCCATATCATTGATCTCACCGATGCACAGGAGAAGTTCCGAGAATGATCCCATACTGCTGGTTGCAGTCGTTTTGATGACTGCCTGGGTCAGGTATTACCTCAGATCGTAGGAGACACCATGATTACCCCTTGTCCCCATTGCAAGACAAATGCCAATGTTTACTTGATTGAAACCACAACGATGGAATACGTGCACGGCATTGCCGTGGAGTGCGCCGGCTGTGGAATGAGATCCGTCGCTGTGGACCAAGACGCAGGCGATGACGCTGCGATGAACGAATGGAATAAGATGGCGAAAAACCTGGCGGCTGCCACTGTACAGGAATGGATTGTCAGGCATGGCCGCTAATCCACGTTTTCTTGCTCTTCTTGAAGAGCTAAAGACATCTGACCGCATCCCGCGATTGCTGGATGAAATCAAAGAGCTGCATATCAGGAAATCGGCTGGATACGCCGGCGCAGATAGCTCCGATGCTTTTGCGAACTTTCGCGTCGCGGAAGTCTTCCACATACCGGCAGAGGTCGGCGTCCTGATCCGGATGAGCGACAAGTTTGTCCGCGCAGGAAATCTGATCACCAACCCGAATAACGACCTGGTTGGCGAGAGCATTCAGGATACATTGATGGATCTGGCTTCCTATGCGCTGATCTGCCTGTGCCTGGTCGAAGAAGCAATGACGTTTGGATATAAAATCCGCACGTTCCTGGCTGGAATACAGCAGAGTGTTTACAAAACTATTCACCCCAAGGGTGAAGGAGAGCAATGAAGCATAACATTGTGAGAATAGAGATCGAGACCGTCAAGCCAGGGACGGTTGTGCGCGGCAAGATGATCAACGTCTTTTTGAAGCCTCCGCCAAGATATTGTTGGTTCCCACGTCTGCCGGTTCGCACCGTTTACGATACCGGGCTTGTGCGTTTTGATGGAGGCGGCCACTTCCTCCGCTTCGATGCCCTTGGGCTCGAAGCGGACGGCATCACTGCCGGCGATGTGGAGTTCCTGATGACCACCGTTGGCGCCGATATGCTGTTCAGGAACGATCTGCAAATGTTGGTGGGGCGGGCAGAGAGCAGCCCGGAGGTGTTCAGGGATCGTCCGGTGTGGGTCGGAATGGCTCTTTATGAAGTCGAGCGAGACGCATCGGTAAAGTTTACCAAGTGGCTGGATCTGGAAGCAATATAGCTTTTCGATACAAATAATATACTTGACGCACCAGAGCGTTTGTGCTAGAATGTTGGTATGAAAACCAACAGTGGCTTGCCCAGTACCTTGCAAGGCGCGATAATATACTTCTCCAATCAGAAAGAAGCCATTGATTTTGTCGCTAGTTTGCGCTGGCCCAAGGGAGTCACATGCCCGAATTGTGAAGGTAAAGAACAATACTTTTTGGAGACTCGCAAGGTGTGGAAGTGCAAGAAATGTGGAAAACAATTCTCTGTCAAAGTTGGTACTATCTTCGAGGACTCCCCCGTCAAGTTGAATAAATGGCTTGCCGCAATTTGGATGATTGCCAATGCCAAGAATGGCGTTTCGTCTTATGAGATTGCCCGTTCCTTGGGTGTCACTCAAAAATCTGCTTGGTTTATGCTTCATCGAATTCGATTAGCTATGCAGATTGGTTCTTTTTCCAACCTTTCTGTACAGGTAGAAGTTGATGAGACCTATAACAAGTTGACTGGAAAGAATTCTAGCTCGGTTTCATTGGGGAGCGTCGCGGTATAAGACGCCCCGAAATTAGAGGTAGAAAAAGTGCCAAAAATTAATCCAGAGATACTCATTTGGGCTCGCAAAACGGCAAGTCTCACCCTGGATGAAGCCGCGAAGAAGTTATCCATTCTGGATACGCAAAACTCATCCGCGGTTGACCGTCTTGCAGAATTTGAGACAACGGGGATATTGAGTCGTTCCTTGTTGGTAAAGATGTCAAAGGCTTACCGAAGGCCGCTCTTGACATTCTATATGGCCGCGCCTCCTCGAAAGGGAAATCGGGGTCAAGACTTCCGTACACTTCCCAAAGATTATTCAGCGTCAGAAAATGCTTTCCTCGATGTTCTCATTCGTAATGTAGTAGCGCGACAGAGTATAGTTCACTCGGCGTTGGAGGAGGACGAAGAGGTTGAGCCGCTTCAATTCATTGGATCATCCAAGATGTCCGATGGGGTAGCGGCTGTTTTAGCATCTATCAGAAAGACGCTCCAAATAAATCAAGGTGAGTTTTATGCTCAGTCTAGTCCGGATGATGCTTTTGCTTTGTTGCGCGAGTCCGCTGAGGCAAAAGGAGTTTTTGTTTTACTAATTGGAGACCTCGGAAGCTGGCATACCAAAATTGATACTGAAATATTTCGGGGCTTCGCTTTAGTAGATTCGATAGCACCATTCATTATTATAAACGACCAGGATAGTCATTCTGCGTGGTCATTCACGCTCCTCCATGAACTTACTCACCTATGGCTTGGTCAAACTGGGGTAAGTAACTCAATAATAACTAATCCAATTGAGAAATTTTGCAACGATGTCGCAGGAGAGTTTCTCTTATCCGCAGATAAACTTGCCTCCCTAACCGTGAACGACGATACTCCATTTGATGAGGCTTTAGAAGAGATAACTGAATTTGCCACCGAGCGAAATCTTAGTAGTTCAATGGTTGCTTATAAACTGTATCGCGCGGGCGCGATACAGGAAGCAACTTGGAATAATCTGAGTAAAGCATTTCGGGATATGTGGCGTCAAAACCGAGTCAAGCATCGCGAGGCGCCTAAATCAGAAGGAGGGCCAGATTACTACGTGATTCGAAAACAACGAATTGGAAAAGCCTTGATTCAACTCGTTGATCGAATGATGCTTGATGGTTCTCTCAGCACGTCAAAGGCAGGTAAGGTCTTGGGGGTCAAGGCAAAAAATGTAGGATACCTAATTGAAACGGCGCGTTCGGACTAGGAGGGTATTTTGATTTATTTGCTTGATGCCAACGCTCTGATAGATGCAAATCGTGATTATTATCCTATTGATCGCGTCCCAGAATTTTGGGAATGGCTTGTAGACGCAGGAACAAGGGGGCTTGTCAAAATACCTATCGAAATATATGAGGAAATTAGAGATGGACATGTCAAACCGGATAAGGAGACCGGCAGGATAGACTTGCTTACAAGGTGGGCAAAAGAATCCAGTGTTAGCGACGCTCTGTTGCTCAAAGAGGATGTAAACGAATCTCTTGTATCGCGCGTAACAAATGAGGGCTACGCACCCGACCTAACTGATGATGAATTAGAAGAGATAGGGCGCGATCCCTTCTTGGTAGCTTATGCTCTCATTAATCCAAGAGAACGATGCGTTGTAACCACAGAAGTATCCAAACCCAAAAAGCAAAGAGCAAATCGCAAACTGCCCGATGTTTGCAGTAGTTTTGGAGTTATATCGTGCACTGTCTACGCATTTACAAAAGCACTGGATTTTAAGACCAATTGGAATCATGATAGGTAGGATGATATGAACGCGGACCAAAAATCAGAAATTCAAATATCTCAATTTGATCGCTTCAAGGAATTGGTAACTAATTTAGTATCCGTTCCCAAAAGCGAAATTGTTGAGGAGGATAAAAAAGAGCGCAAGCAGAAGAATAAGCGCCTAAATAAGAAAAATGAAACAAGAGGAAAAAGCCCAGCGGTTAGGCTGGGCTTTAAACACTCAATTTAATATTAGTGCATTACCATAGATTATCACACCTAGCATATCTACTTGAGGAAGTTGGCGAATAACTTTCCGATGTAGGAAATAAAACAGGCGACTGTTCCAGTCGCCTGTTTTTAGTTGGCGTGTATCCATTAGCGTCAAGCGAAGGGGTAAAATGGAGGAATGACCAAAGAAATTTTCCAGCGTTTAGTTTCCCAAATAATAAATCGCCGTCGAATACCTGTTGCTATAGGTATGATTATTTTCTCTATTTTGTGGTTTCTAACGGATGGCGATACTGTGGTAAGGAATTTTCTGTTAGGCATGGCAAATAAAGTGCCGAATATTTTTTGGGTTTATATTTTTGTTCTTTATGTCACTCATCCGATTTTGATTCCGTTGACTTTGATTTTTGTGATTATTCTTGGCCTGTTGCTTTGGGATGTTGTTGATAATATATTGACAAACTGGAATGATAAGATAGAAATATTGCCTTCCACTCGCACAGTTCAATCTCTAGATGGTGGAAAATATCATTGCATTGCAATAAAGAACACCGGAGGAATAGATATTTCGGAATGCTTTGCCGATTTAGAAAGGGCGGTTTGGTTTCAGTTTAAGGATAATCAGATTATGGGAGGTAATGAAGTTGGATTTAGTGGTAGATTGGGCTGGGTAGAGAGTGATTTACAAACTAAAGAATGTAAGAGAACTATTGAGAGGGAGAATTCTGGAACATTAGTTAGGGTTGTTGAGCAAAAAAAGAGTGGTTATATGATATTAAAAGGATGTGATGATAGTCAAGTTTGTGAATCAAAAACTGCTGGAGAATGGCATTTGTTAATTCGTATTGGGGGGATAGTTGATGGATGGTCAATAAAACCGGTGTTTGCATACGTTACGACGGCACAGTTTGTAGACAAAGGCGAAGGCAGAATTCGACTTGATTCTTCAACTGGAGTTCTTCCAATTAAAAATCGGCAAGAGTTTGAAAATACAGTTAATCGTTGGAAAAAAATATATGAAGATCAAAATGAGCGGAATAAAAAAGGAAAAGAAGCAAATAAAGAAGACAACCCCTCCTGAAGAAGGAGTTGTCCTGTTTCGCGTTGAATTTGTTGGCTTTACTTCCCAACGTAGAAATCGATCACTTCCTGCGGGATCTTGAGCAGATGCAGGATCATCGAGACAAAGTCCTTGTTGAGAACGGGGGAGAGCAGAATGGTCATGAGTGCCAGTCCCGCGGCGGCCCACAAAGCCACTGCCTTGAGCCGATGACGCACCAGCCACGCTAGTGGCGGGTAGTCGATGTTGTACTTCTCCAGAGCTTCGATGCGGTGTATCAACGATGCGATGGCGTCATGATCGGTGCCAGTGTTCTTGCTGAGCTCCTCGACTTGCTTCCGCAGTTCTTCGGTGATCGCCACCAAGCCGGGCTCTGCATCGTACCCTCTCAAGGCGCGATGACTATCCTGAACATGCTCGTTAATGTCGATGAGGCGGGCATTGAAGCCGCCTAGCGCGGTCAGGATTTGAGCTAAAACGTTCCCCTGGGGATCTCCTTCCAGTTCTTTCATAGAAACTCCTGCAACAGTAAGATTTATTATTCTTCCAACATAACCAAGGACCGACCAGTGATCAATGTGTTGTAAGTGAGAACGATCTGATTTTTGAGCAACACAACTTCCTCGCTTGTAAGATCAATCGGAACATTGCCTTTTTCTGCGGCTTTGATGCGTAATGCGAGGCCCATGCGTTTAACTTGTTCTTCACCAGAAAGGTTGTCATCACGCCTTCTTGAAAGCAGGGCGTTTTCGCAGACATACGCCAGTGTCAAAGGAGGCTGGCCTTCGATTTCGGTATTAACAACTGGCTTGTCGTCCAGATTTAAAATGGGTTGGTTTAGATTTTTTTTCACGTTGTCTCCTGTTGTAATGTTATTCAGTTTTCGTTATCACGATAACCGAATTTATTTCAGTTCCTCGATCTTGACCACATTGTTTATATAAAACATGTTTTCAATCGCGGAAACAGCAACATACTTTTCGCGACCGTCGCTCCACACTTGCAAGGGATCCATTCGTATATCGGGCTGTATGCAAAACGGGATAGGCGGAGTAGCCGTTAAGACGAACACCATGAAATATCCGTGTTTCCACAATCCACTTGCGATGGAAAGAGTTGGCCCGCACGTGAATGCAGCTCGTTTTACAATCTTGCCTACAAAGCCAACATCAGGAAATAGGTTAATGTTGACAAGATCGCAGGAAGGTGCTTTAGTGTTAATGGTTGCGTAACGATCACGCACGATGGTTGGGTCGTCATGGTATACCGGCGAGAATTTGGTGAACAGCGTGCATGTTGATGGTTTGGTTTCATACGCCCTCGCCGGCACGGGAGCCGGGAACAAAATACATACGACCAAAATCGCCAAGAGAAAAACCTTTTTCATGAGTATCCTTTCTATGCTACGGCCACGTATCGCCACGTTCCGCCCATGCGGACGCCGAGCTTATATGTTGTGCCGTTATTAATTGCTACAAGGCAAGCCGGTGTGTTTCCTGCCAGCGCGTCGGTTGCGGTCGTTTGGGATGTTATGTATGGGATAACCAGCGATCCTACAGAGCCCGGGGCAACGTTTGAGCCAGATCCAATTGCAATGGCAGTTGGCGTATAAATCACTCCAGACGATCGGTAGATGACGAGCACGCTTCGCAGAAAAACGCCGCTATCATCGTAGTTATTGATCGACATATTGGAGCCAACATTCGCTCCATTCTCTGCTGTGCCATTTGCGCCAACGATAGCGTTGCGCACCGATCCGTTTGTGTCGAAAAAGATTGCCCTGGCTGATCCCGCTGATCCGTTAATAACTTCTGATGCTGAACCAGACCCACTTCCAACTTGCAGAGAGCCAGCCACAGTCGCATTTCCAGCCACACTTAAGGCGTTGTCAACTGTAAGGCTTCCATTGAATTCTGCTGTGTAGGTAGCAGGCGAATTAGTGGCAGTTATCGTCAACGACGATATTCCATAAAGTCCATCGGCAGCGAGGTAGATTTGAGATGCTTTTTGTCCACTGTTCGCCATTGGAGCTGTAATATTTACAGATGCCACGTAGCCAAGGAGAGGTATCGAAGCGGCTGATCCCCAGATATAACCAATGTAATTGGCATACCCGGTATCAAACCATGTAACTGCATTTGGACCCGGGTTCAGACCACTCGTGAACAAAATGCCACTACTATTCAGTTTCAGCGCACCGGCTCCAGCAACAATCGATCCGTCTGTGTCGACATATGCTTGTACAGTCGTGCCTCCCCTAAACTCCAGCATTCCAGCCACGGAGTTCCAGTGCATATTAGCCTTGCCGATTGTGTTGTCTCCAAACAACACATCTCCGCCCGCTAAAGTTTCTCCGTTATAAATCAGCGAAGAACCCGTAACCAAGAGTGACGTGGTGGCCGGTTTGCTGATGTCCGATCCAAGCAAAAAAGTCGATGTGATGTTATCGATCCCCATGGTCTGGAGACCATTTTGGAAATTGAAGTTGTTGTAAATCATCCCGGAAGAATTCGTGACAATTCCCGGGTTGCACATTCCGACGCCGGAAGCTTGCGTGTTCACGGCGTCCATTGGGTCGCCTGTACCGTACCAGGCGCCCTGGTTTTGGCCGAAGGCAAATGGAAACCCGGTGTTCATTAATACGTTCCGCTTTCTACGACATAACTAAACGCAGTGCCATTTTGCGTTGCTACGCCCAAAGAATATCCAGCAGGCAGAACCAAAGCATTCTCTCCCTGCAATAAAAGCTGGTAACCCCAGCCGGCCACAGTGGCGGAAACTGTCACAGCCATGACTGGAACCTCCATCCATAAACGCCATCCACTTCCATCGTTGGCAAAGAAGCGGATCATGCCGGCAGTTGTGGTGGTCAGCGCCCGGATGGTGATCTTTTTGACGCGGGTGCCGTTTGTCGCTCCAGTTACCATGGATTGAATAGTGCCCGTACCATCACGATTGGAATTTGCCGTATTGAACGTCCCGATATTCAAAGCAGGCATTAGAACGAAAACAGGAGTAATGTTAGGGGCCATAGTTTTTCCTTAAACGTAGGTTTGAGCCATAATCCACTTGATGGCGGGTTGAATGCCAGTGGCATAATTGTCTGCATATTGCTTGTTGACTGCGTCCGTCGGATTGACGGGAGCAGCAAGATTGATGATCCGGAAATTGCCCAGGTCCACATTGCCTGTGGTGGGAGCGCCCGTGGGATTGGCAAGTTCATTATTGGCGACCACTGGAGATGAAGCCGCGGCGCTGTCAACGATATGCGCGGTGGGGATGCCGTTATCCCAGGTAATGGTCACGGGCTGGCCGATATAGGTCGCGGTTCCAATGGTCTGCACGTGACGCATGACGAACGAATGCGCCTTGACGTACACATCAATAAACGAACCGTCGATGGAGAAGACCGTGCCTTTGGTAGGGCGGTTCTTGTCTTGAAGATCTGCGAACTTCTTTAGCTTTGAATAGGTATCCTTCATGCGGCAAATCCTTGAACAACAGACGAAATGTCGAATGTGTCACCGGTAAAACCCAGGTTGAGTTGGGTGCTCATGATGCCGATGCTGACTGGAGACCCGGCTTCGCCGGCGATGGGAACATTCACGAGATCGCCAGGCTGAAGAGCCGGGTGAAATACAGTGTCCAGAGTCCAGATCTCTGACCGCTGCCTTGAGGAGTTGAGGTAATACTGGGCTTCGCCGGTTTCATCCAACGTTGTGTTGGAATAATACGAACTCTCATCCTCGAAGATGTTTCCGACGGCGGAAAGTCCATTGAAGTCGGCCACCTCGACCACCTGCAACCCTTCCAGGCGCATACGGGTAACCCGAGAGTCGTCGTATTCGTGCTGGGCGGTGATCACAATGTCGGGAAGCGTCCCGCCGGAGATGGGCATCTTCCAGAAGAACATGCTTCCATCGGCATTCGAGCGGAAGTACACGCGGCGATTACGGGTCAGGTCATCCAAGCATTGCATGCCATTCCCACGAGTTCCAACCGTGATGTCTGCCAGCAGGTCGTTCACTTCCGAATAAAGAAAATGGAATGCCGGCGTCGGAGATGCTACAGGGTTGTAGATCGTGAAAGCTTTGTAGGTTCCACTCGTGAACGTATCATCACGGAACGAGAACAGGAATTTGTGATCCAGCCAAACGGAGATCATGTTGACATGGACGGAGATCTTCAACCTGCCGGATTGCGCAATCGACGCCACTGTATATTGTTTCAGCAGGGTTTGAACGTTTGACACGTAAGAGTAAAGGGACAGGAAGCAGGCTGTTCCGTTGTATGTAAAATTCAACCAATAGCCATTGACTGGATGGGCGCCCACCGGGATGGCGGTGGGAGACCGAAACGCCATGCCTACGGCAACGTTGTTCGCCAGAGACGGAGGAACAGAAATTTCAGCAATGAAATTGATCAAGCTGTTCTCAGGAACCTGGACGTTGGTCCATGTACTGGCGGCTCCAACCTGGTCTTGATCGACAAGATCGTTCTGTTCCACATCTCCGCCGGTCTGTCCGATCACGTGCTGAAGAGCATCGCCCAGGGTGACATCCTCGTCCTGCGTGAAATACTCGATCTGGTCGCAGAACAAGGTGATGGGTGCGTACACGTATGCGATGCTGTTGTTGTGTGGAATTGCCGTTGTGCCAAGCAGCCCTCGCCCGCTAAGGTTCAATCCTGGTGCGATGCGGGCGTTGTGAGACAGGTAGTAATTATTCAGGGCATAACCCGTGGGATCCGTTACGCCGTCGCTGGGTACGAACACCGTTGGGTCCGCGCCAAAATAATACATCGATGGAATACCGGAAGCGACCCAGCTTCCTTTAGCCGTATTGCCGATATCCATCTTCCAACCGGGATAATACGTACCGCTGGTGGGGATCCAAAGATCACCGCGGCGTGTGGCGTCAGCGTTAGGATCGGAATATGTGCATAGCAGCGAACGATTGAGTCCCACAAACACAATGACCGCGTTTTGAGCATAGTTGATGGCGTTGAACGGGGATGACTTTGGTCCTGCAATCGGTATCCATGCGGCTCCGGTATATGCGCCATCCAGACGAACAGCCGGCCAAAAGATAATCGGATAGGTGTTGCCAGCAAGAGATCCGTTGGTAAAGCTCGTTTTCGAGCTGTACGACAGGATTTCCTGATCCACCAGGATCGAGCCGGAGGCCGGAAAGCCGGTCAGACTACCCAGGCCAATCACTGTGTCCGTGTCTGAAAACTCGTAAGACGAGATGGAGGTCGTTAGCTGTTTCTGCATCACGATGAAGCCATGTCCCAGGTTTTGATTGACCCAGGCGTTGGCTTTGCCGTATGAATAGGAAATCAAGTTGGTCCAGGTGGTTGCTCCGTCCACCTGGTAATCCACTTTGATCATGCCTTCCACAAAGTAGATCTGGAACCAGATCATGGCGTTCTTCGCGGCGGTAAAAGCTTGAGTCGCAAGCGAGGTCATGACATTGGCTTTCCAGTCGTACAAAGCAACACCCTCAGAGCCACCAGCTTCATTGCGGCTATAGACCGCCACGAGGCCGTTGTACTGAAGTTGGTTTGGGCCAACCGCGTCGTAATTCACGCCAAGGCGAACGGCGGCGTCAGCCGCGTTCTCGCGATAGTAATTGAGACCGACGCCAAAACGCGGGTTGCGGGTGGAAAGATCCGTGGTCGCTTCGTTGTAGAAACGGGCGCGCATGACCCCGCCACGCGATGAATTGCAGGCGGTGTACATTACGTTCCACTGATTGAAATTGCCTGGAGTGGCTGCGTTCGTTGGAACGGTGAAAATCTCGATCGCGTCCACGTCGATGTAATTTGCCACCGGCGTTCCATGGGAGATCTTCACGGTATGACTGCCCGAGGGCAGCACGGAACTGACATACGATCCCTGGACGCGTGTGGGATTATTGGCATTGACCGTGGCGACCAATGTTCCGTCAACGGAAATATTGTGCAAGCCGCGATCTACGTTGCGCGTATAGTAGAAGATGAAACCGACCCCGGTAAATGTAAAGGTGGCGTATCCGTTGGGATCACTGGAATTGTCGTAATGAATGGACGCCCCATACACTCCGGTAATGGGGTTCCATCCCTGCGAGGCGTCCACGCCCCACGAGCCGCTATACATCCATCCCGGATCCGTGTCGTTGTATATTGTTCCGCCGCCTGTTTTGAACCCGCTCCCGAACACGATCGTTCCGCCGTCATCCTCCACGAATTGCGTGAGGTCAGAAGCGGCGCCAACGGCGGTTGTCTGAGAGGGTATGTAAATGCCTTGATCGGGCTGCCAGCCGGCCAGGCGCTTGGTGGAAGTTGACACAACCGAGATCGATAGGTCCTGTCCTTCACCTTTTGTTGAGAGGATCCTGTCGATCTCGCCGGTGAGAGCAGTTCCATAGTTTCCGTTGTAGGAAACTTCGAGGATCACTTCCGCCCCTTTGACCAGGGCTGCGTGTGGAAAGATGGCCGGTGACATGGTGAGCTGAAGCGTGGAACTGCGGTTCTCGCCTTCGGTAAGAGTCAAGTTCACGATGTCAGATGTGACCAACTTCAGGCTGGAAGTGTCAACTCCAAACAAATTGGTTGCTGTTGCGACGGCGTATCCGGCACAGCCAGAAGACACGAGCTGGTTCCCGCCAATCAAAAGCAGTTTGCCGCCAATTTGCGAAGCAGAAATGAACATATCGCGCCCGAGCGTGTAGACTTCCGGGCCCATGAGATAAACATCCATGGAGACAGGGTCGCCGTCGCTGGTACGGGTGAGACGCCCGGTGACCACCGCCATTCCGTTGATCACACTTGCGCCATAAAGCTTCAATCCATACAGAGCGTTGATCGCATCGATGGCGATAATGGATCGGGGTTGCCCCCAGGTATTCGTGGATGCCCGGTGAGAAAGCTCGATCACGCGACCTGCATCCAAATCCTGATAATACACATAATCAATGGCGTTCCCGAATTGATCGGTTATGGTGATCGCATCGAATTGATTGGTGGTAGACGAAGTTCCATAGACACCACCACTCCAGGTCGTGGATGTACCTCCAGAAAGGTAGGCAATTTGCCAACGCGTGGAGTAATAAAAGACATAACAACCGGATGCAACCGGAGCCAGTGTAACGGGGTAAGCGATGCTTACGCCGGCAGATACTTCAGAGCCAAACGTACTTCCGTTGAAGGTGCGATAGTTGATGCTGTTGTCTGGTTTTTGATACCACACATACCCACCCTCTATGCCAGGCTTTGAACCTGTGGCGAGAACAATGGAGCTATCGTTCCATGTCGGCCACGTGGAAACAATGGTTCCAATGGATTGAGTAAATAAATGATGGGTAGCGGGATCGTTCACCACACGAAAAAGACTTGCTCCTGAAATGGAAGTGGCACTGTCGATCAAAGTGGGGTCAGTAATCCCAAGACTGTCTGTCAGGGCGGCATTTGAGAACAACGGTCTCTTGACGCGGAAAGTCACCCGGGCGCCTGCGGTCTTCGGGTTGGGAATGAGTGAGAGAAGGGATGACATTCCTGGTTTCATGAGATTTGCACCAGCGTGATGTTGACTTGGAACATGTTTGTGCCGGCATCCCACACCGGGGTGAGCGATGCTTCGCCGACGTGACGGTCGATCACTACGGAATAGGTCACTCCGTAATGATCGACGAACGTCAGGGTGGTCAGCTTGGCATACGTGGCCCGCAAGTCGGAAATGGCGCCGTATCCAGTAGCCGGCGTCACGGGAACCGTAATCACGCCCGCCCACTGATTGGTCATGGATGGGCCAAAGGTCACGTTGCGTCCGCCGGATAGCAGCTTCTTGATGACCACCGGGCGCTCTTTTGTGGGTGCCCACTGTTTATGAATGGTTGCGTATTTGAAGCCATCGAGTGTGATGTAAGCGTTCATTATTGGCCTAATCCGTTGTTACCGAGAGATTGATTGTTGTTGATGACATTCTGCATGAACGTCAGGAAGGAAGTCAGGGCATCTTTGAATGCCGGTGCGTATCCTACGATCTGCTGGAAGCTGGCAGTCTGTAAAGCCTGCGAACGTTGTATGGCTTCCATGGCCTGCTGATATTGGAAGGCCGTAGTGTTTACAGCGATCTGCAAGTCAAGCTGCTGTTGGGAGAACTCAAGACTCTCAAGATCGTGTGCGTGAGTCTCCTTTTGCATCTGTAATTGCAAGTCGTGAAGCTCGGTTTGGACCTTGATCTGTTCTTGCAGATTTTTCTCATCCAGATCGGCAAGGGCCTTGTGCTGGCTTTCCTGGTTCTTGAAAGCCTGCAAGTCCAGTTCCTGCATCTTCTGGTTGTACTGAACCTGCTTTTCGTACTGGTCCTGCTGGCGCTTCCAGAGATCTTCCTGATTGGCTTCGTCCTGCGCGGCATGGTTGACGTTCAGGGTGTTGCTTTCCACCATACGGTCACGCTGCTTGACAAGCTGCGCTCGATCGAAGCCGGTTGATCTGGAGATCGCGAGATTTATGTCGGAGAGGTTCCAGCCATACTGAAGCTGGTTCATCTGGACACCGAAGTTGTAGTCCTGCCTGGAGAACTGCTCTTGTTCCAGGACTGTGCCTTGCTGGAAGGCGGCAGAAGACATCTGATAGGCGTAACTTGTGGCGTTCTGCTGCTTGGAGAGAGCCAGGTTCTGTGCGAATGCCTGATTGCTCAAGTCCAGCGAGGCCTGTGATGCCTGGAAGCCGTATTGTGTGGCGCCCCAGTTGACCGCAGTCTCTTGTTGCTGGTAACCATACATCTGGTTCGTATAAGCCAGATTGCTTGAGAGCTGGGCTTGTTGGATGCCATAGCCCTGCATTTGATAGGATTGCTGCTGTTGCTCCTGCTGGGTTTGAGCAGCCCACATCCCGCCGGACAACAAGGCATTTTGAATGTTCGGGTTCGTGACACCCAAAGCACTCAGGGTCTGTGGATCGCTGAGTCCGGTCTGGCCGAGTTGGTTCTGCCGGGCGAACATCAGCAAGCCGCTCATGTCGGTCGTGCCGGCCTGGAGCCCGTTGGGTTGCATGGTCTGGTAGACGCCGAGGCCAGCCTGGCGTCCGTAATCGGACCACGCATAGCGGTTGCCGGAGAATATCTCCTGCATCTTCAGGATATCTTGCTTGCCAGGCCCAACGATATCGAAGAGCTGTGTGAAATCCTGGGCGTAATTACTGACGCCCATCATGTCGAGCTGGCCGGCCATCGAACCGATCGTTGTGGCGTACTTGCCCAAGCTCAAGCTTTCCCGCATCAACGGCAGAGCCTGGTCAGGGGTCAACTGACTGCCCTGGGACATGGCCGCGCCGGCGATGATGGGGGCGAACTGCTGCGCCTGCGGCAGGGTCATCCCGGAGGCGTAGAACATGCGGCTTGCCGCCGCCGTTGTTCCCTGAAGATACGGAGCGTATTGAGAGAAAGCTTGCGCGTCGCTTTGCGACTGAAGCACGAATTGATTACGAGCTTCCTCCGTCGGCAGAGCGAGGTATTGCTGCACGAGATTTTGTTCATCAACCGAACCGCGCACCAAACCACGTGAGCCAGCAATACTTCCGATGATGCCGGCTTGATTGAGTCCAGTGGATTGGGCCAGCTCGATCAACTGGGTCGCTGTTTTCGATTGAGCCGGTGACGACAACCCGCCCAGCATGGTTTGGATCGGCTGTAACTGGTTTTCGACGTCGGAAACCTGCAAAGCAGTATTCTGCGAAATGGTATTCGCTAAAGTTCGGATTTCCTTTTGTTGTGGTGTTTCACCGGCCAGCCATGAGGCAGCTTGAGGAAGCCATTTACCGTACAGGCCAAGACCCATCTTGTAAACATCGATCGGGCTTTTGCTGCCAAAGTCCTTCGACATTTGCTCGTCAAGGAAACTCCCTTGGGCGCCGATTGGATCAATCGTGTTGAGCAGGCCATTTTTCCAATCTCCAGCCATAAACTCGGCGCTGCCTACCACCCCGGCCCTGACCATATTCATTGGAGAAAGACCTTCGTCTGGTGATTTACCAGTGAAGGCATTGAAAGCCGCCATTCCCATCAATGGCGTACCAACCAATGCAGCCGCGCCTAATCCAATGGGAGCCGCTACGGAAGATAGGGCAGTTCCCATCCCCAGGAAGCTGGTTGCGTAGGCTGCGCCGCCGGTCACGATCCCTGCACCCGTCGCGACTTTGGCAGCATCGCCCATCTGGAATACGGCATTGCCTATCGGTCCGCCGCCAATCGCGTATCCAAGATTGGTGAAGCCACCATAGGCTTCATAGGCAAGGCGTCCCTGTTCTTCCTGAGCAAGGGCACGCTGGCTTGCATAGGCCGCAGCACCCGTAATAGGTCCATTGTTTCCATAGGCAACCAACGGCAGCATGCTGGCTTGCGACATGCCATACTGTTCGGCGGATTGAAGTACCTGGCCGGCTGTATCCTTCCAGCCGTAGCCGACCATCATCATTTCCATCATGAAGCGGCCAGCCGGCGTTTGATAGATGGATCGTCCACCTTCGTTGCCGCCGAAGCCGCCGCCATCACGTCCGCGCCCAGAGTTGTAACCACCACTGCCCACATTTAATACATCTGTGCCAGTGTTGATCGTGCGTTCCGGCCCGCGCAAAACAGCGTTCAGCCCTCCCGGCTGGCTTTCAACCCAATCCGCAAATTCAGGATTGGATTGTATGGCAGCTTGAGCGAGCCCGGCATTGTTGCCAAGGCGAATGGCGCGATGACGGCCATCGTCTCCGCGTTGTTCCAGATCCTCACGCATGTCATGCGTGACCGACCCGGCAATTTGCCCGGCGACTGTCTTGATGGCTACCGCCTGGCGCTTGGCTGCCAGTTGAAGCTCGGGATCTTCCTGGCCCAACGCATCAACGTATTTATTGGCGATCTGATCGAGGGCTTTCCAGACCTTCTGCGTCATGGTGGCAGAAGCGGAATTCGCATTCATTCCCTCGGTAACCGCGCCGGAGTTCAAGGCCTGTCCGGTAGCTTGCTGTGCCCAGGTAACTGCCAGATCCACATTGGCAGCCGATAGAGTCTCTTGTCCGTCTTTTACGAGATGACCGCTTTCAACCATCCCATAATTGGGACTGGCGGGGTTTCCATTCCGAGATAATGGTTCGAGTGCTCCCAGGGCTTCATCTCTGAACCCGATTGCATCTTGCGCAGAAAGATCCGCGGCGCGAACTTTCCAGTCCGATAGAAGCGCCGACGTGACACGCAATGATGAAGGCGTACCAGAACCGGAAGGACCACGACCTGCTCCAAACACACCCAAGGATGGATTGTTTGCAGCCTGTCGCCAGGGTCCGGAAAAGGCGCTGTTCTCAGATGAGGTTGCTTGAGACGAAGAAACATGTTCTTCATCTTCAGGGAAGTTGGGCGGAGGTTCAGGCGCGCCTTGAGGTGCGGTCGGAGGATTGGAGGCTCCATGGTCAGCAGAAACTCCATGTTCCTCAAGGCTCTTCGCGTTGAAAGTTGTGGAAGCCGGCTCTGCCGATTTGGCAGGAGCCATGGCAGGTTGAACCGCACGCTTTGCGATCGCTCTCTCTTTGCGCGCTTGCGCCATGGCTTGTCCCATGGGCGTGGCTGAGCCAGCGTTCATCTTAACGACCATGGGATCTTGTTTTTCTTTCGTTACAAACGCGTGGGCGCTGTCGAACTTCTTTCGTTGTTCAGGGGAAAGCGAAGCTCGCCAGGCATCGAATGCCGGCTTAGTCTCTGGCCCGGTACCCAGGAATTTTTGTGCATACTCCGGGAAGGCATTGACCAGATAATCCATCGCTTCATTGGATGTCTGCCAGCCGGAGTTTCCGTCATCGGAAGGTTCGGGAGTGGCAAGATCCACAGGAGGTCGAGGAGGTTCAGGAGGTTGTGCGCCGCCAACCACCGGACGGACTGCGCTCCAATTTCCTGGCATGGGCGGATCCTGCGGTTGCGGAACCGCATGTTTAGGGGTCGGAACCGCAGACCCGCGATCAAGAAGAAAGGCACGATATTGATCAGCGAATTCTTCCGGAACACCATTGGGGCCGCTGGTCACATCACCGTATTTGGTTTCCCAGTCTTCAAGTTCGACGGGGTTGACGCGGTTGGCAGCCTGATAGCCGGCTCGATTTTCTTTATCGAGTTGGTCGCCAAAGGCCTCGTTGTTTCGTACACTGGAGACCGCACGAGCAACCTTGTTGCCACTGGCATCCAGGCCATATTGAATTCTGCCGCTTACGCGTAAATCCCTTGCCATCAGCATGGGAATTCTTTGAGAAGGAGAAACGACCAATGCCCTGAGCTGGCCTGAAGCATCGAAGAAATCGTGTCCTTCCGTGTCCAGGGCTTCCATGGCCTCGAGAGTGCGAGAGCGCACTCCCAGGATGGGATCTCCTCGTACTTCCTGCATCCCATACGGCTGGCCCATGAATTCGGCATCCAGTTGCTGCACGTTGAAACCGATCGGATTTCCTCCAACGGTATCGTTGCCCAGCAAGCCATTTGCCAGACTTCGCAGAGAAGTGGCGACGCGGTCTGCAAGACCGGGTTTGGAACTTAGAGGAACACCGCTTTCAAGAGCCTCTGAGTATTCACGAATATCATCGGCTCCCACCCATACCTGTTTCCAGCCCTTGATGGGACGCGTGGAAAGATTGGGGTTGAGCTGCCCTCCCAGCATCAATCCTTGTCCATCAGGAGCATAGAACCCGGTGGGAAGAGTCTTCCCATCCGGATGAGGAAGAGGAACAACGGATGGGACAAAGCCCTCCCCATTCACTCCATAGGCCGTGACCGGCCCGGATTGAACATTTCCCGCAATGTTTTCGTAAAGACTTTGAACCCACGTCTTGACGGGAGCTTCTTCACCATCGGGAGTCCCATAAGGCGCTGTCGTTCCGCTCCAGGCCGATGTTTCATCGGTTGGATCTTCAAAAGGAACAGCAATGCTATCCAACCCGGCTTCACTGCCGCTGGGAAGCATGGAACGGCGCGCATCCACCAGGGCGTCGCGCATGGAATGAACCAAATGAGTGCTGAATGCCGATTGGGTCGGGTCGTAACCGCGAAACGCGTTGAGACCGGCCTCGGTCAGTGTGCTGAATACATCCCCGATGGACAACCTGGAGCCAGGGTTGTTGATCACGCCTTGAGCGAACTCGCCCATGGTTCCATAATGAGATGACAGGATTAAATTTTGCGCATCGCCAATGGTCCCCACCGGACCAAAGGCAGACAACTCTTTTGCCAAACTTGATGGTAATGGAAGATCTGCTGCATCAGGACGCGCGTGATAGGCGGACGCAATAAACTCCGCTGTCTTCTGTTGAAGCGGAAAAGGGACATTGGTGGATGAAGCCTTGAGTTCATCAAAGAATGTCGATTGATAATTGTCGTCGCGATGCGCTCGTCTCTTTGCCATGATCCTGGTCGGGAGCAGCGAGACCGGAGGCGTAGCCTCGCTGCTCCCATCCTTTCTATGAAGCCTGGAGTGTGCGCGCCAACTCGTCCGCTCCATATTGTTCTGCCTTCTTCAGCGCCGCAATGTCAGCCATTGCCTCTCGTACCCAACGTTTAAAGTAGCGGCGGAAAAACAAGGGCTCCTCGGAAAGTGTTGAGAAGACCGGTTGACCCGTTTGGAACGAACTGATGGCGGTCTCGATCATCAAACTCAACACCACATCTTCCGTACCATTCATCACCGCCTCTTTGACGGTGTCTTCCATCTGCTCGAGGCGCTCGTGATAGCTCGCCTCGATCTCTAGTTTTTTGGTTTGACCGGCCCCCAGGTTGGGATGGCATCGCCGACCGCCGTCCACAACTCATTGACCATCTCGTTCGGCATCGTGCGAAGCGCGGCTTCGATCTGCTCGATGGTGGCGCCTTGTTCAAGGATCAGCTTGCCGCTTTCATCCGTAATGTTCGTGCCGGCAAACGTCAGCGCGATTTCGCGGAGAGCAATTTCGATGTTGGCGATGCGCTTCACGGTCCGGGAACCATCGGGCAGGATGGCCGTCCGCTCCGCGGACAGGAATTGCGACAGAGCCACCTCATCGCCCGTGGTGACCGGCTTGATCTTCCAATACCAGTCAGGCTCGCGCTCGAAGCGATGTTCGACGGGCTGCAAAATAGCGTATTGTCCGAACTTCATGAGAACCTCCAGTTTGAAATCTGCGGCCCTGTTTCCACAGGGCCGGAAACATTATGCGTAGGACTGCCTGGTGTTGACCAGTTTGATCGTGATCGGTGATGCACCGGCAGGATCGGCCAGGAACGTGCCGACGATGTTCATGACGACCACCCGACCCGCCTGGAAGTTGATTGGAGAGGCAGACCAGGCAACGTTCGCCAGAGAACCCTGGGCCACGCCATTCGCATCGATCTCGAGCGAATACGGGGTCGGGGTTGTGCCGGCATTGGCCGCGGCGCTGAACTTGACTTTCACCGTGCCATCTTTCAACATGGTCGCAAGCCAGGCCGAGCCGCCCGCCGGGTCGTACATGATCTTCTTTTGCAGACTGTCATCCACGATCTTGACAGCCATCTGGAGCATGTAGGCCCGCTGGGTGATGTCGAAATTCTGCGGCGTGTACTGGCCCACGATCCACTGTTCATCCAGTGGGATGGATGCCTGGGCCGCGAACGAGCCGGATAGAATGTTCAACTTGGTCCCGGAAGGCAGTTCAATATCGCCCAGAGGAGCAAGGAACTGCGGGCCGCCATCGATCTTGGCAGCGGCATTCCAGGAAGACATACTGGCAACTTTGGCGGGCAATCCGCCGATCAATCCATAAGCGCCAGTCAGGAACCGCCCGCCGCGCCACTGCAACGCAAGGCTGGTGAAGCGCATATCCTGATACTGTTCGCCCCACAAATTGCCTGGTGCGATGCGCGCGGTGAAATAGGGAGCGGCAAACGGATCAGCGCCGAGCGTGAAGGTATGCGTGTAACTGCCGTCGAGACCATCCACGCTGACCACATTCCCGGTCATGCCTTTGATCACCCAGCCCAGAGTGTTCGGGCGGGGGATGACTTGCAACTGCCCGCCGGTCACCACGCCGCCCTTGATGACATCCCGCAGGACGGCGCCGCCGCCTACTTCCATGTCCAGGGGAACGTTGACCGGCGCGACCGACAGACCGCCCTGCGTGAACAGCAGGTAGTCAAAGGAATTGTCGGTCGTAATGGGAGTACCAAAGGCAGTTTGTTCCGCAATACCGATAAGAGTTTTTTCTGAAGCGGTCATTTATGCTCCTAACCGTGTACTCAATAAAGAAAACCGTAACTTGATGTGATAGTCGTATGCCGTCGGTCCGCCAGCCTGAAGCATTTCACCTTCAAACTCGTCCGAGATAACGCCACGCGAAACGTACTCCTTGTCGTTTCCGATGCCGGAAACTTCCATATGCAGAAGCGCCTGCTCCGCACGTTCTCTTACCGTGGAAGCGATCGTGCGCGCCTCCGGTAGAGGCTCCTGATGAGTCACAAGCAGGCAGCGGATCTTGACCGAGAAGCGTCGATAATGCGTGACCGCACTTCCGATCTCCACCTCGAAAATTTCATCCGCCCAATCGCTTTTTAGGCCAGTCACTGCGCCGCCCATCATGGCATCCGGATCATTTTCGTGAATGGTTGCCGAGATACGCGCGACATCCGGTGTTGGATCGCCCTGGATGGGACCAATTTGGACCAGGCCGGCAATTGCCGGATCGGTCGCCGTCGGATCGGTCATCTTGATTAGAGCCAGGGCCGCGGTCGGCTCATCGATCAAAGCGGCTTGCAGCGCGTCCTCTATTCTCGCAAGAATGAGATCGTGGATACCTGTCATCGCAATCCTTCAAAGTCTCTGGAACCGCGGTACCTGCGAGGTCGCTCCAGCAGGATGGTCTTTCCGGATCGTTCCGCAATCTTCAAGCGATATTCCGCCCAGTAATCGATCACTTCCGGGCGAACCGGGTTGTCGGTACGTTCGCCGCTACCCATCTTGAAGCGGTCCAGAATGGATTGCTTGGAACGTTCACTCTCCAGCATCTCTGCTTTCATATAGAGCATGACCAGCTCCAGGTCGCGTGCTGAAACGGTCAGTTCAAAACTGTTGTCGTTTTCGTCAGCCGGCATATTGTGTATGCCGTAATAGGTCAGAAGCACTTGGGCGTTCTGCGTATCATCCAGGACCACAGCGCCCGCGGGGTCGGCATCCAGATAGAGATAGGAGCTGTCGGTGTAATACTGCATGGGACGCTGTGGCGGCGTGCGACGGAAACCGGGGCGATCCCGTCTCAGTGACAGAAATGTGTCCGCCGGGCACTCGACCGTGATCTCTTTGATAAAGTTGTCAGGAAGTACGAACTTCCTCGGGTCCGTTGCCTGTTGGGTGTCCGGATCCACAAATACCTCTAAAGCTACGCGGTCATAGCGCAACGGGTAATACATGGACACATCGTTGATAGCCGAGCGGAACGCTCCAACCAGGCGCGCAGCGGTGTACTTCGTGCCTTGAAGGTCGCCCAGGTCTATCTGTACAGAAGAAACAAGATCGCCCCAGTTCATATCAACGCCTACAGACCACCAATACCATCGAGGGAGCCGGCGCTTTCAACAATCGAGAACATCTCGGGGCGGAACAACTGCATCTTCAGGAAACCGCGCCACGCCAACCTGCGGATCATGCCCAGATCGTCGATCACAGGCAGCAACACGGGATGAGGACGCTCGCCCACTCCATAAACCACGCCTGGGCCACCCATGAAGATGGAAGCGTGGACATGCAGACCGGTGGTTACGAAGTCGCCATCTGCATGCGGCTTCAGCAACGGCTTGTGCAGGGAAATGCGCTTGTTGACCGTGTCAATGCTCACGATGCGACGGGTTTCCTGCGTGCCATCTGCTTCGGTGATGGGAGCGCCAGCAGTGGAGGAGCTCTGGCTGGAAACGGTGATGTACTGACCCACCACAAAACCGGTCACGGCATGCACCTGGATGTAGCGCGTGGAGATCGATTGGCCGACGTTATACACCTTGTCAACGGTGGAGGCCGCGCCCTGACCGGGAACGGTTGCGCCATCCAAGTTAGTCTGCGCAACCACTGCGCCATGGTTCAGCAGGCGGTTACGGTTCGTCTTGATGAACCTCACGCCGCCCCACATGCCGACTTCCGAATTGAATTTCTTCATCGGCTGGGCATACTTCACGACATCGATCCAGTCGCTGCCGGCAGCGGTGCGGATGTCCTTGATGACGCGCGGCGTGGTCGCACAGACCATGTCACGGCTTTCGCCATCGCCGACTGCATTGAGGCCCGGGACCTCGTTCTCTTCCAGGTGAACGCGCACGGTTTCCACGATGTCGGGAACGAAGAGATCGGAAGAAGTCAAACTGGCGCGATCCGCACGGTCACCCGCAAAGATCGGAGTGGGGTGCGAGAGGAACGCGTTGCGGGCAAGAATATCGAGATGGGCGATCATATTCTGGCCCAACTTGCCATCCACCAAACCACGCAGATCGCCGTTGTTCCAGTAGTTGACCAATTCGTTGTAGTCAGAAATTTTGATCACATCGCCATGGATTTCCAGGTCGATGGTGACCGAGCGACTGTCAAGGGACGCACCCTTGAGCCAGACCACGTTCTCGGTGAACGGGTTCCAGTTCGGTTCGGTGTCCAACACTTCGGAATAGATCACCGAGCCGGTGTCGCGCCGGGCGAAGTCCTCTTTCATAACGGTAAAAGGAACCAGCACGGACTTCGTGCGCAGGTTTTCCAGCAACCGCGCCTCGTAGTAGGCACGCTGCCCGGCGGGAAGAGAAGAGGCGGTCAATAGACCGGTTTCAAGTTCGTCAGCCATTCTTTATCTCCAATAAAATTAATAAGATGTCAGAACGCTATGCTCTCTGTGGCTTTTGCTTTGCAGCCCATTCGCCCCATCGATTGAAGGCCGCTTCGCGTTCCGGGGTGCCAAACGGGAAGCTCTCGATGTATTTCGACCAGGCCGCTGAAGTGGTCGGGTCGCTGGCGTTCTGCGGAACTGTCTGCGTTGTCACTTTTGTCGTGCCAGCCGTCAGTTCCTGCTCGCGGGATTGTGCGATGGAATTTGCAAAAGCCGCCATACGCTCGATCGCTTCCTTCTGTTTTGCGGGATCGTCAAGAACAGGGATTTGATCTGCAATTGCCAGGAGGTTGTAGTGCCCAAGATCGCCGATCAGTTTCACTTTCAGTTGTTCGGCCTTGAGCGAGGCATTCTCCTTCTTCAGGGCGTCGCGTTCATCCGTAGCGCCCTTCAATGCGTTGGCTGCATCACCGACCTTGCCTGACCATTCAGTTTCGATGGATTTCCCGTGAGCCTGAAGCTCGCCAATGCGAGTGTTCGCGACTGCGAGTAAATCTTCGACGGTCTTCTTGGACAGGGTGAGCTGTTCGATCTTTTGAAGGGCGCCGTTCAGACGTTCGATCGGTACATACCCTTCGGGTATCGCAGGGGTCGTCTGCGATCCACCTTTGGTCTGCTGAACGTTTGCTGTCGTGTTACCAGCGGAACTTTCAGGGGTCGCGGTGGTCAAATCTTCAGTCATGATTACGTCTCCTCAAATGTTTCTGTCGCCGGAAACTATTCCTGGCGGTATTCCTTGCCTCGCCACTGGGCAACTACCTTCCCCAGATGTCGAGTGAACAGTATCGGCTCAAAGCCAATGCCGCTTTCGCTGATAGTGGATAAAACGATGCCTTGCTGCCAGTTTGGAGATGGATCGTAGGCCGGGTCCAGCCGGCAAAGGCAGTAGCACTCCAATGCCGTAACCACTCCTCTACGCGTTTGCGCATAATGTGTTCCTCCGCGGTGGGTGTGTCCGGTGAGAACACTGGCCGCATAAAACTCCTTTTCGAGCTCGGCGCGTGCCGAATACGCAGACTGCTGGCGGATCCTCTTTCCGTGCTTGACCACCAGTTTGTGGACGTCGCCGATCTCCACCTCCAACTGCACCTCGCCTCGAATGTTGAGTCTTTCAAAGTGCAGCAGGTTCTCCAGTTTCAAAACTTCCAGATCGCTCAACTCCGGATGTTTCCAGAGATACTTTCTCAAGCGGTCTTCGTGATTTCCAAGAATGGCATAGACTCGTGCATGAGGCGAAGCGTCCAGCCATTCCTTCTGGCCTGCGATCCAGGCGTCGATCTCTTTCTGCAATCCTCCGGCTTTCAGAACCGTCGGGTCTTTGTCAAAACTTGAAATGCTGTAAAAGTCCAATCCGTCTGATAAGGTGACCCGGACATCTGGGTCGAAATCCCGGATGATCTGCAAGGCAACCGAACGAGCGTTTTCATCCTGAAATGGGAAGTGCTCGTCGGTGGGGAATGCAACCCTAAGATCCATCGGCCTCCGGCGATGATGGTTCGGGTTTGTCAGCCTTCGGCTGAGGAACGGACGCCGAGCGAATGGCCTTCATCGCCTTTTCAATGGGCGCCCAGTCCTCGATCATGCTCATCATCTTCACGATCTTCTCGACCTCCGCAATGCCGTGACCGAGCTTTGCTTCAGCCGTTTCCAAACTGATGGCCGGCGGATTGGTGGAAAGCAGCTTCACAACTTCATCCACCAACGCCACCTCATCACGCGGCATCACCTGGTTGAAGACCGGCAGCACGCAGCGGGTGATCAGTTGATCGGCCACGCCAGGCGTCACATCGGAGAATTTTTTCTGCGCCAGAATGCGGCCCGTGATGGTGAGCGCCTGCATCAATCCGGTATTCAGGTAGCCGCGCGAACGCCGGACCGCCTTGAGCAGAGGCCACATGCGGATCTCCAGCGTGACACCGGACCGCTGTCCGCCGCCGTCGTCTTCCCCGAATGCAATCGGAGGCGCAGAGGAAGAAACGCGGCTCCAGTCATAGAGAAAATCGATGTACTTGAACATCTGCTCGGGGACCGGAGTTTCGTTCTTGAGCATCCCGACTTCGGGAGTTTCTCCATTGGCTCCGTGCGTGCGGCCCAGGTCCCAAAGGGCCGAAGGATCCAGGGGGAAATTCGTGGTGTTGAATGTAGAGGGAAGATTTCGTCCCCAATACACGGGATGAGAGTGATAGTTCAACGCCTCGCCGGTGTCGGCAATGCGCATGTTGAGTTCATCCTGCACGGAATACAAATCATCCGTAAGAGCTTCGCCCCACCAATCAATGGTGCGGATGCGCGGGATGTACACGTAGGGGATCACTCCCCAAGGATTTATGCCGCTGTAGATGTCGACCCTTTTCCCATCGATGGTCGTGGTGTATTCCTTGGCGGTCCAGTGTTCGCACTTCAAAAGCGGAGTGCCGCGGTCGGCGGTCTCGATTCCGTATAAGGCGCGCGCCTGTTCGGGGAGGATGTTCGTCACCTGCCAGCATTCCAGGATCGTGTCCGGATCACTGGGATCGAAGATCGGGTAGAACCCATCCAGTGGGATCTTGATCCAGCGCAAATGGGAGCGGCGTGATAGATCGGGAACGACGCGCAAAACGCCGGCGCCTTGAAGGTTGCGGTCGAACTCCAGTTCCCAGAACATGGAAGCGGCATTGCTGTCTTCCATGAGCCGCGTCACATATTCCACTGCCGCGGTTTCCACCGCGGTGATCGGTTTGGAAGATTGAGTTTTCCACATCAGTACAGAGCGGGCGTCATCCCATTCTCCGAATGTCGCGTCCGTCATGGCCTGCACGATCATCTTGATCAGATTGATCCCGACCGGGTAGAGCAGGGGTCCGCCAGCTTCGCCGACCTCTTGCGCGACAGGTTCCATGAAAATCTGGCCGCTGTAATAACGGACCGCCTTCCAGCGCAGAATGCGAAGGCTTTCCCAGGTATTGCGAACGAACGGACTGACGTCCGCCAGATCGCCGAGTTCATTGGGCCGAAGTACCAGCGCAAAGGGGTCCATCACATCTCCGGAAAACAAAAAGGCTCTGGGAAATCCCAGAGCCTTCCAAAAGTTTGGTCAGGCGGCGGCTAATCTGCCACTTTCAATTTTCGTGTGTACTTGATTCCCTGGCTGCTGCCGCCGATCTCGATCACGGCGGGCTCTCCATTATGAACGACGATCTTGGAGATGAACGAAATCCCGTCCGAGCGAACCAGGTGGATGAATTTCTGTTGATTGGGGCTGACTTGCCTCTCTTCGGAGGCGTCGCAGTCCAAAAGCTCGATATTGTGAAGCTCGCCAAATCCGACTTGACGCGCCACATCCAGGACGCGAATTTCATCAGGCCGTAGATGTAGATATTTTAACACGGGTTTGCCAATTGCGTCAAGTGTATTCCGTTTGGAACTTAACTGTTTAGTAGGGCTAGGGCATGTCATCGGGGTCTCTTTGGTCCAATCTTTTGTCAGTAGTATAAAAACCTGCCCCTCGGTAGGTCACCTGTGGCGAACTGTACACCTGTACCAACTTCCCTTTGCATTCTTTGCTGTGCCGTTTTGGGTGCGGCTCCGTCATCCCGTGCTCCACCTCGATGACCTGGCCGCATTTCCGACAACGGAAACGATAGACTGCCAATGTTCCTCCTAAAGTGTTTAAAATTTGTGGATACGACATCCATTAATGCGTGCAATGTATCCGCAAAACACAAGCCGCAGAAATACGAAAAGGCATTTACACTCCGAACCGTCCACACCCCGAAAGGATGGACGATCGCAGACCAGATCTCTTGCATTGGAATTTGGTAAACAGGGAGGCTGTTGCCGCGCGCCACAAAGAACAAGAACACATTGATCGTCTGAAAAACCGCCTGATAAATAAAGTAGATGTACCCCAGCCGGATCGCGGTGCTGATCACCGGGAAATGCGAACGAACGGAGCGGTGCGGCATGAGTCTGGCATAGGGTTTCCAGATCATCTGCCATATCCAGGCCGGAAGGTCGCCAAAATACGTGCGGATCATGTGGATCCCAATGTAACCCTCATCGAGATCCAGATCCGGACTCAACAGAATATTCGATAAAGATCCCAGCGCCATATACAGAACCAGGTTGGCCGGCTGGCCTTGAAGGAGAAGGACAGGAACAGCCGCCAACGTGCCGCGGATCGTAGCGGCGGTATGGGTTTTGCCGTCTGGCATTATCGTCGTACTCCATTACGAACAGTTCTGTGATGGCGGTTGCGGGGAGGTGGAACCGAACCGCGCTTTTCCTTAGCAGTTTCTGGATTCACAAATCGTTTCAGGTAAGCGATCATTGCCAGGGTCATCACCAGGTCCTGTTCCTCATTCTTGTCATCTTCGCGGTGGTAAGCCATAAGTTGCTTGTTCAATCCTTCAATTCTTGGGTAGCGCAGTGTGTGGCCGGCCAGCGCCAAAGACAGGGAATTGATCAGGGTGTCTTTGAGGCCGCCGAAATACAAGGGATCGATGGTCAACCCGAACGCCTCGAAGCCGAGTTCGTCCAGCGCCTTTTGAGTTCCGGTGACATCCATGCCCTTGGCCTCAGGGACATATTTCTCCATGGCGTACTTGAAGGAATTCAGGAATGGAGTGTAAGAACCTTTCCCGGATACCCAGTGGAAATACACCATCTGCGATGGGACCTTTGTCACGTCGAATACCATCACGCAGGCCGCATTTCGTTTGGGGGGATTTTCGGTGCCAGGATCGCCGGCTTGCACGTACACGTGACCAAGCTCCACAGGAAACTCCATCAAGACTGTCCCCACTCGAGGCCATTCTTCGATGTTATATCCCGCTTTGGGATGCGTCGCTTCTGAGACAGCTTCCGTCATTTCGTCATTCAAGCTGGGATCCGTGCAGGCGCGAATGTGATTATGCGGGAAGGTGCTCATCCCGTAATCCGGAAATTCGGCGTCCAGCTCGATCTTCGCGTATTCCGCCGGGAACTCCGCTTCCATCAGCTCGATCTGCTCGTTGGTCAGACGAGTATTGTCCCGGGTGCGCACGCGCATGGAGAAGTAATGCTTCAGCGTTTCCAGCGTGGCTCGTTCGTGGCCCGGAAGGCCGATCTCGAAGCGCGTCCTGAACCATTCGACCGGCGCAGGCGTACCCGTGACATCCAGGCGCGCCATGCGGGTCGTTCCATCAGGGCGTGTTCCACGCAGACGACCGCGCAAAACCTTGACCGCTTCGCCGTCTTCATCCAACTCGCCTTCGTCATAGTTGATCCGGTCATACTCATGGCCGCGGATGAACTTCGCTCCCTGGCCGGCGGTGCGGAATTCGTAAACGGAACCATTGTAGAATTTCAAAATGGGATAAGGGCGCAGCGTGCGTTCCACGATCAACCGCTTGAAACGTGGATTGTTTTCCGACCAGGCATCCACCATGTCGTAAGCCAGCTCGGCTTGCTTGGCGGTGACAGAAGCATTGAGCGCCCTAAAATGAGGAATGGACAAACAATCGGTCGCATAAGAAGCCGATGTTCCGGCAGTTTTTCCTGAGCCAATCCCGCCAAGAAATGTGGTATTCAGGACAGGGATATGATGCCAGACATACTGATACGACAGCGGTTCCCAACCAAAGAACCACTGGGTAGCCAGGTGAAAGCCGCCTTTCTCGCGAAGGGCGGCTTGCAATATGACCTGGTCGTTATTGGACAGCAACGACATCCAACTCCTGTGTGTGCGAGTCCGTGGGTTCACCTGCCTGGAGCGGGTGAGAGGCACGGTACTTCTTGATGATCTCGGACGCGTAGCTTTTGGAAACGCCTTCATCGCGAGCTATCTGGGACGGACCAGGAATAAACTCAAGCGTGGAATTCTTTTCCAAGTAAGCCAGTATCCTGGTCTCCACTTCGCTTGGGCCGTTCGTTCGTTCGGCGGAGCGAACGAACGGGCGAACGCCCGTAGACCGGTACCTGCCGCGGGCAATCGTGGTCAATCCTTTGAGATCCACGTGCAGATACGCTTTCTCGTCCGACTTCTCCCAGGCTGCCTTGAGGGTGTCGTTCCAGACTTTCAGTTCCATCTCGAACTTTCCGAGGCCGGAAAGATAGATCATCTCGGCCCGCACAGCCATCACGCCGGAGATCTCGCCGGCAAAATACGCCAGGATGGAAGCACCCACGCCCAGGAAGACCACGACCAGCCAATCTACGAATCCCTGGAATGCCATCGGGATCGTGGTGCCCGTTATGCTTTGCGCCAGACCGGTGGTGACGGAGATCGCCAGGGCGATGATCAATCCGATCCACTCCTTGGTGGCGCTGATCTTCAACTTACCATCGTTGATCAATTCCCGGCCTTGAGCGCGGGCGCGGGTGAAGCCGATCATGGCGATAAAGCCTTCCACGCCAATCATGGCGGATGCGCCGTCCACCCAACTTCCAATGCCCATGCCGTTGCGCGACGCCAATTCAAAGAACTTGTAGCCGGTTCGCATGGCCGCCTGGACGATGGCCGCGATGCCGGTGATGATCGTCAAAGGAAACTCAATCCCAAGATCCCGGATCGAGAAAGCCTTTGGCGCGACCGGTTTCGGGTTGGTGAATATAAACCGGCGCTCAAATCGTGCGATCGCCTGCATTTCCGCTTCGTCCAGCTTTTGCAGGTCTACAACTCCGTTCTCTTCCATTACGCCTCCAAAATTGGAAAACCATTTTCTTCGTACTGGTAGCCGTGATAAACACCCATGAGCCTTCTGAGCTCATCCGGCTCGATCCTTCTTGCTTCAGCCAATGTGTGGTGTTTCCGACACAGGCTGATTACATTTTCCAGAATATCCGGCCCTCCCACGCCGATCGGAATAATGTGATGACCGTCCAGATCGTTCGAGCAGCCATCCTTGTGCCACAGACCATACAAACAATAGCCGTCACGCTGCCGGGCCAGGCGAGTGATGTTTGGCGCGACGACGCGCCGGGGCTTTGGGCAGGAAGGCATGTTGTAAGGTCAACAACTCGCTTGCCGGATGCAGACGGGCAACCGGGATCTCGTGACAGGGAAAGTCTCTCAAGAGGTTGATGGGAGCTCTCTCGATCTCGTGTTTGAAAGCGTACCCAATGACGATGGCTTTCTGATTGGGTATGGATACCGCGGTCAGCAGAATGATGCTGGACCGGACCGGTTTCCAATAAGGCCACTGCAAGTAACGATAGCGGACGTTCCTTGTAAGCATGGTGGCTTTGACATCGATGGTGTAGCCACCGACTCGCATATCCACCCCGTTGTCAAAACGGATATGCAGGGTTTCCTCCAGGTTCAGGAACCGGCGGGCTGCCAGTTCGCCGGCAGCCCCGATCAGTTCAATGTCCGTTCCGTACTCGGAAACGTGATGCGACGTCTTGTTGTGCTTCAGTCTCTCCTGTGCAATGGCTGCCAACATCTTCCAGGAGCCACTCAGGTCCATTATTGGGCTGGGATGGACAGGGGAGATGGAGCGATATCGCCGAGATCCACCTTCATCAACTGGACGGCTTCCTCGATCAGGTTGCTCAGTTGTTCAGAGCCGATCGTGATGCCGTATTTGGCGGCCAGTTGGATCAGTTGCATCATGGCCGCTTCTTTCTTCTTGGAGCCGTCCCAGTCACGATAGGCCGGGCTTTGTTCCAGGGCAGCCACAACGGTCGCAGCCAGCGACTTGAGGAAATTCCAGTGGTCAGCGCCGGCCTTGGTGGACATGTATGCGTTGAACTGATGCAGATAATACGATCCGATACCCACCAGGGCGGTCAGCAGCAAGGGCAGCAGGGCCTGGAGCAGGGTGGAGAGAATGTCGCTCGTTGGGTTCACAAAAAACTCCTTTTCAATTTTGGGCGGACGATTAAATTACGTGAATACTTAATAAAGTTGTTTTATCGAGTATCTATGTAATTTAATTCCTCGCCGCTTCGTTTGCATTCGGATTGTAGCGGCACTGTTCCAGTCTGTCAAGGGTTGCGCACCATTTGGAAATCAATCTTTCCAAAAATATCAAATGTGTTTATAATCCCCAACTGGAACTCATCTCTTCCAGTCAATAGAACAAATGTTCTGTTAGATTGTTTCTGTTGTCGGAAACTTTCGGAGGCTTATGCTTAACGTTTTGAGGGTACGCACGTTTGAAATGGACAATCACGGGGCGATGGAATATTCACGGAGCACGGAAGATGACGCAGGCGCGATGGTCGCCGAAGCTCCCCGCATCTCTCTCCAGGCGCCCTGGGATTTTCCGGGCGAACATTATGACAAGATCAAAGTCACGCTCAACTATCCCTACCCCCTTCCAGGCGAGGCTATCGAAAAGCTCCTGGCGGTCATCGCAGAGGACGGAAAACTCGTCATGCACATTCCGCTGGAAGCTGCTCTCCAATGCGCGCATTTCAACCTATACGATATCGTCCGAGCCATGCACGAGCACGGGTTCACGGCAGACACCGTGCAAAGCGTTGTTGAATTTGGGTATGGATTTCGGATCCTCTTCCGGAAAGGGTTCCTCGGCCAACTCGTTCCCGTTCCGGAAGAATTCATGTCTTTGAAAGAACAGCGGGAAGATCTTGACTTCGGATATCGGCTGCATCAAATACATGGAGCCAGGTAAAAGCCTGGTTCGACTTTTTGACCCTTTCGATTTTTTCAAGTCGACTTTTGGACTGTTGCGGTACAGGGGTATTTATCTCTTATTTTTTGTCGTTCGCCAGTGAACGCCCCACCGTCCGTGTTCACCATGGTGTCTTCCCGGCCCGCTGCCGCGGGCTTTGGCACTGCACACCATGAACTCTTGTTCACCCAGCACGCAAGATGCCTACGGCGCAGTTTTTGTGAACAGGGAAACCTGTATCCCATTCCAACTGAAAGGCATTTGCCATGTCCACCGAATACCGCATTGTAGAAGCCAGTTTTGTTCCTGAGGTTCACGTCGTTGATGAAGGTACGTTGTTTGAAGAAGCTCAATTCATGGCTGATGAGCTCTCGCGTTCATCTGGTCATGAGTGCTATCTCGAAGGCTATTGCAAAGTCCATGGTTGGACCCGTTGCTTCGGCGGCTACTGCGAAGAGTGCTGTGATGAGTACAACGAGGAGCGTATTCGTGCGCAGATGGATCATCTGGGAATTGATCCGGCTCGCGCTCTCGAAATGGCTACTCAAAGCGACAGTGTGTACGCAATCCCGAGCATCCGAGAACGTGACGATATGTGCTGGGATGAAGTGTGACTTCTCCAGGCGAACCAGATGCCTAACGGCGTTTCGTTCGTTGAGCGTCTGCTCATATCCTACTCTGGAGAAGATCCAATGCGTAACTTAATTCCTGTAATTGTGCTTGTGCTTGCTCTCGTCGCTGTTTCCATCATTCTGCATCCAGTGTTCGTTATGCTGGCAGCCGGCTTCGACACGCTCAAGGCGTTCGGTGGATAGCACATGTGCAAAGTCATCAACATCCGAGATCGCAAATCTGGCGATGTGTATATCGGGCGCAAAGGGCATGGGGAAGACGGGTACTTTGGTAACCCGCATCCTATTGGGTGGTGCTCGATATGCAAAGTACATCACGATCGTGCTGGCTGTATTGCAGCATTCAAGCGCATGTTCTGGAAACGCATTCACGAAGATGCTGAGTATCTGCGGCGTGTGCGTGAACTTAAAGATAAGCGGTTGGTTTGCTTCTGCAAGCCGGAAGCCTGTCATGGGGATGTGATCGTTGACTGGTTTGCAGCCGGATGTCCATTGTGAATTGCGACGAAACAGATGCCTCACGGCGTTTGTTTCGTTGAGCTGCGGCTCGCATTTCAACCTATGGAGGTTTCGTATGAAACTGAAATCGTTTACTGATGTTGATCCTGTTTCCCCGCACACCGAAGCGTGCATCTTTGCTTCTGAGCGTGGGCAGTACAGCGCCGATACAACCGCGATCATGCTGGAAGCGTTGAATGCTTGCAGGAAGTATCGTCGCAAGCGCGTCCTGCACCTGGCGTTTACCCCTCAAGGTTACTTGTCCATCGTCATGATGGAAAAGGGGGAGCGATGCAACGTTCCGACGTTGGATACTTTGTCGATGACGCTCTACACCGAAGCCGACATTCGGGCAGCGTTTGAGTGGCTGCATCGGAAAAGTGGGATTTCGTATGTCGAGGGCATGCTCGATGGCAATTGCCCGTTCTAAATCTGCGTGAAGAGAGAGACGGGTCTATATCGTTCGCCCTTCTTTCTCTCTCATTACTCTCAAAAGTCCCAAATTCTGGCTCGAATTCACCTCAAAAAGGCTCAAAGGAGATCCAATGAAAATCGATGTATTTTCCGACGGCGGGTGCAAAAATAATGGCCGTCCCGATGCGGAAATGTATGGCTCAGTCGCTGTGGATGTGAACGATAAGCCGCATTCCTTCCACTTTCAGGATCGGGAAATGGCGGTATTCCATCCTGACTTGAAAGACTTTGAGCATCAGACCAGCCCGATGGCCGAGATCATGAGCGCCTTTTATGCTCTCTTGTACATTGCTGAATTGCAGGCGCGCGGCAATAAAGAGCAGGTCGTGCTGCATACAGATTGCGAAGATGTCGTGGGGTGGCTTACGCAGAATTACAAGATCAAAGCGCCTCATCTGCGCGAGCCGATCCTGAATGCAAGAAATCTTCTGGCTGGCCTGAACAATGTCAGGATCGTTCAGGAACCACGTGAAGTGCTACTGGCACGACTAGGCCATTAGGCTCGTTCGTGCCGTATATGTGCCGATTGACAAAACAGGGGGTTGGAATAATAATAAGCCACTTGTAAGCTAACTGAATAAACCAAAAGAACCAGATGCCTTACGGCGTTTGGTTCATTGAGCGCAAGCTCAAAATCATTCTCAACAGGAGTATACAATGCAAATCAAACTTTCCAACGAAGACGCGATGGTGTCGGCCAAAGGTCACGTAACCCGTGCGCCGCGCTCGACCAAAAAGGAAGGCACCAATGTTGTCAACGTGCGTGTCGCTTTCGATCGCTCGTGGACCAAGAAACAGAACGGCCAGGAAGTGATCGACGATAATGGACAGAAGGTCTGGGAGCGCAAAGGCAACATCATCGAGTTCGCGGTGTGGGGTCCGCAAGCCGACAAAGTGCGCACCATGAACATCCGCAAGGGCGCAGTGGTCGAAGTCACCTTCAGCCTGGCTGACCTGTTGGCCGAACGCTATCAGCCGGAAAACGGCGATGCTTACGAGAGCATCAAGACCAGCCACACCACGTCCCTGCGCTTGCTGGAAAACGGCAAGGACGACGGAACCAATGATGTCGGCGATGCTCAGGCTGACATCCCGCTGGAAGAGCAGCCGGTCGCTGAAACCGTAATCTAACAATCGAATAGCTCGAACCCAAGCCCTGTGATGACCTCACGGGGCTTTTTCGTTTGAAAGGAGAACCCGATGTACCCGATGCAAGTCACAGGCAGTTTGGTGGATGATGTCCACATTGGCGAAACTCCAATCGCCATTCTTCAAGCCAACAATTTCCTCAAGTGTGGAAACGATCCGTTGGTGTATTTCAGTGTGATTACCAAGACGTTGACTGATGCCGGTGTCACAAAGACGGTATGGGCTTCCACGGCCCGTCAGTTGCTCGGCAAGGCAGTCCTCGCTCTGGTCAATGCGGCCAGCCTGGAGATGGATCAGGCGGCAGCAGAGCGCAAGAAGGGGAATACCAAAGCGACCAAGCCGGCGGATCTGTATCGCAAATATTCGGCGGCTTTGCGCGCAGCAGCCGGATTGAAAGTGTCCAGCTCGCTCCTGGCAACCGAGACGCTCAGAGAGCTGTATCTGGAACAGACATTGGGGGACGGCGATCTCGAAACCGCCGATTACATAGACGCATACACTGGCGAGACCGAATTGACCTTCGAGCAATTGATTGCCAGTCTACCAGAGCGCCATCCGATCAATAGCCGTGACGAAGGCGAGTTGAAGCTCCTGCAAATCATCTTCATGCCTGGAAAGGATGATGGAGATGGATTTGACGGCGTCGCCCCGATCATTTCCACTCCAGGCACGGAACTGGAGCGGCAGGCTGAACAATGCCGTGAACATCTCGGCTGGGATGACAATACCGTCAAGGCTTTCCTGGCGGCCAACCGGCAGTTCATTGGCGGCGAAGATGAAGAAGAGCCGGGAGAAGACCGCGGCTTCGTTCCCGCAACCTTGCAAGAGCGCGAACTGGTCATTGATCGGCCAGCGTACTATCAAGCCATGAAACTAGTGGCAGCCTTCAACAAGCGTCGCAGTGAAATCTTCGAGCGCATGAAGATCCTGAAAATCAACCAGCAGAACTGGTACAAGGAATTCCGTATTGCGCTGACTGCCAGCGATGAATACACGGATTTGCTGAATGAAATCGAGCGCCTGGAAGCGGTGGACATCACAACGGCGGCAGCCGTGGCGCTCCTGGTCGCGACCACAGGATCATTGGAAGAAACCGGTGAAGATGTGATCGCGCAGGATGGGTACGGTTTGATCGCATCTGATTTCCGCCCAGGGCTGATCCAGTACATCGAAGCCTGGCAGGATGACCTGGTCGAGCTGATCAACGACTCCAGTCCGAACGGCGTGTTTCCGACAACGGAAAGCGACATTGAGCGTTACGATCAAGTAACGCTTCGGATGCTGGCGGAGAAAATGCCGGAGTATCACGTCAACCCAATGCAGACGCGCTCGTGGAATATGGCGTATTTGCAGGCGCTGGCGAACGGCGCGACATTCCAGGAAGCCGATGAGAGCGCATGGGCAGCCTGGCGCTTCGCAATGTCTTCGGAAGCAGCGGATGCTTACAACAAGGAATATCTGCGCACGAATGATCGCAAGCAAGCCATGCGCGCATTCTGGCAGAAGGCTCCGTTGTGCGTTCCTCGTCCGCAGGAACACATCAAAGCCATTCGTGGGGATAAGATGGGTTTGGTGCTGGTCGAGAAGGAACGCCGCATTGACTGGTGGGTCGCCACACGCAAGGCAAAGAACAACGAGTTGGCCTTGACCGAAGAGACCAAGACCAGGCTCAAGGCGGTTCTGGCGAACATTCCGCAAGCCAAAGAATTCCTGGCAGTCCTGTAATACAAAAGGAGTAGGTGCGCAAGCACTTACTCCTTTTTTTTGTGTGCCTCAAGGAACGCCACATGCCTGACGGCACTATTTTTGGTAACTATAAATTCTTACTATATCAAATCTTCTGGTTTGTAGACCGCGGGATGTTTGATCTTCTTGCGTCTTTTATTTTCTTCTTTCATAGTGTAATTCTCCAGTTTTTTCCATTCAAGAGTTGATTCAAAGTCTTCAACTCTTAATCCTGCAATGGGGTGCTTAGATTTTATAATATCTTTGTTTGCTTTGAATAAAAGATGTACAAACTCACCACAATAATATTTAGGGTAACTATATACCTGACGCATGAAAGCAATTTCTTCGCATAGCGGGGGGGTAAAATGACATGTAAAAATCTGTGCCTTGAAAACGTCATTATGGCTAAAAATAATTTGTGTAATTTAATCAATGAATTTATTGATACAATATTGCACATGACAAATAAATTTCGGGTTGGAGATATTGTTTATGTATCAAGATCGAGGGCGAGACTTGATATAAATGCTCCATCAGCATTATATAGGTCTGAGATTGTTGAAATCAGAAATCGTTCTGCTAAGATCAAGCTTCTTGAAGATGTTTCTAGTTTTATACCAACATCTGCATTAGTAAAACGGCTGGGGATATTGGTTTTGAAAATCGGTGATTTTGAGAGTGAAGATAGTCTTCTTAATCCTCTAAGGGAATCTTTACGCCATTATTTTAGTTTATTGCTCTCAGAGGGAGAAGTCTTATATTGGGATGTTAGAAGTTTAGATGAACTAAGCCGATTTTGGAAGACGCAAAATAATCATAATGCTATAACTCATGTCATACTTGTTGGTCACGGAAAATCTAATTCGATAAAATTTGGAGATACATGGAAATTATCTAAAGAGATCAATGATATTTTGAATTTGGATGGAGTGTTTCCAAAACAATTTATATCTTTGTGCTGTGAAACTGGGATCGCTAACTTTGGCAAGATGTTTTCTCAACTTCCTGTTTGCGAGTCATTGATAGCTCCTTTTCAAAGTATACATGGATCAATAGCATCTCAATTCTGTCAAACTTATTTCAACTATTTATTGTTGCAAGGTAAAACTTCTGGAGTTTCTTTCAAAAAAGCACGAGATGCCACACCAAACGCTACAAGTTTTCGCAGATGGAAAAACGGAAAATTGATAAGTTAAAATTGGGAGATGAAATTAAAACTCACGGGTTTTCTAGTTGCCAATGTTGCTATGCCAATAATTGTTGGGGGATTTATGAATAGCCTTCTTACTTCTCAACATCTTGACCGCTATCTTGCAGAATTTGATTATCGTTATAATACTCGTGGCGAGAAAGACGGAATAAGAATGATAGAAGCAATCAAGAAATCGAATGGTAAAAGATTGCAATATAAGGAATTGATTGCCGGATAGCATCGGAAAGTAGCATTAAAAGAAGTGTGCCGCAGATGAGATTTGAACTCACATCCATAAACTTAGTAGGTTTCCGCTCCTCCCTTGAGCTACTGCGGCACACTCATATTCTAGCACTAGGATAAAATTATGGCAGAAACAAAGAAGAAAGTAAAAAAGAAGGTTGTCAAGAAAAGAAGTAGCAAATACAATAAAAAGATTTCTCTTTATGGCATGGATGAAAAAGATGTTTTGAAAGAGTTATTGAAATCGCCCCCTATTCCAAGCGGAGAGATCAAGGATAAAAACAAGGAATAAATCTATGAAAAGAATTGGTAGAGGAGTTGCGAGAAATGTGGCAAAAGCCAGCGTCAAAAACGATAATTGTATGGTATTGATTGTTGTTATGATTTCGCTCTTATTATTGTTTGTTTGTATAGTAAATGCACTAGCAAGATAATATTAAGCGAGTATCATCTAATAATAGAATAAGACTTATCTTACAAGTATGCCGATGAAAGCCCGATTTGAACCATTGAAGGTTTTTCACCCTCAACAGATGCTCAGTCTATCCCATTAAGTCCATTCCTCTCATCTTTCCGATTTTATTTTAACAAGAAAGTTAATAACGATTTAATAGCAAGTCCATTCCGCAGTATTTGCGGTTGCCATGTTGTCTTGATTATTTTCATATCTTTCTATTATTGCGATTACTTTTATGTAACAGTTCTTGTTTAATAAGCCTTGATAGAGTTCGGAAAAATCCTCTCTTGTGAAATAAATATACCACCTTTCCAAATATCCTCCGCTAGGTGTTATTGTTACACAGAAATATTTTGGTTCTATACTAGCGTCATATCCCCAATTGTAGTAATTGCATAATTCGCCTGTACCAGTCAATGCAAATTTTTTGTAAAGATTGTTTGGCATATTATACTGAACTTCTTTGGCGGTTAAGGTTACACCCTCTTTTTGCATCCATTCGTGCAATCCGGAATCGGGATTGGCAGTTGCCAGTTCATTAATTTGTTGCTGGGCGGTTTGTAAAAATTCTATTTGAGATGGGGTTGGCTGTATTGGTGAACACCCCGACATAAGAATGATAACTATTATCCCGAAGAGTTTAACAAGGAAAGTCTTCATTTTGATTCTCCTCTTGAATTATTCTAATCATTATAGTTTAAAAACCATAAAAGGAAAAGGAAATATGATTCAACAATTAAATAACAAGGTAAAATGGGGTCTATGGGAAAACTTAAGTTTACATGGACTCTTTTTTGGCAGGGCATTATTGCTTTTTGTCTTGTGTTATTGGGGGAGTTGGTAAACGATATGCTTTTATCTCCTTCTGGCTACTGTGGGAGTAGCATAGTTCTTTGTCGAGTTGTTCAAGTAATCGTATTTATAATAATATTACTTGTTGCCGGTGTTTTGGCTTATATAATCTGGAAGTTAATGTCGAAGATTGCTAAACAATTTTCAAAATTTAAATATTCATTTCAAAGAAAAAAAGAGGTGGATTTTTCCCCATATATTTATCGAGATGGAAATATTATTTATATGAAAATTAGTTGCCCTCAAAAATCATTTTTATATGCTGTTTGCAGTTATTCAGTTAAATATCTGAAGTCGAAAAGAGAAGATCATGAAATTAAAACAAAATCTGACTTGATTAACAAAATGATTTCTGATGCAATGATTGGAGCAACCGGGAAGCAGTCGTCATGGTTTGATTATGATTCGATAAAAATTAAGAAAAATACCTTTGGGAGATTACATCTATTTGAAATTGATCCAGACAAAGAAATATTTTGTTTATATAGAGATTCAGGAATGCCAAAAAGATTTCGAAACGATGAACTTTTTCCAAATTTAGAAGAAATTTCTTTTCAGCGTGGAGAATATGACTTTGAAATAACAATATCCGCGAGAGATTTTTTAGGTAGAGTTTTTATGCAACGATTTCCTTATCATATAATATATGAAGGATAAAAATGACAGCCCATTTCTACACAAAAAAATTAGCCCATGCGTCAAGTATATAGTTACCATATTTAGATATATCGTTGCCAGAAATTGTCCCAGAAACACCAATAATCAATTCGTAATCGGCTTTCCATATATCGAAGTCGCCAATGCCTTTTGTAGAAGTTTCGTCATAAGGAAAAAACTCTCTGCTGTAAAGTCCTGTTGCAATATAGAATTTTGTAATATGTCCTATAAAACCGTCCATGCCAGCATAGCTTGCTAACAAAATATCTATATCCTTGTTTGGAGGAATTCTTGTTATCTCGCTCAAAAATGGGCGCTCCTCTGTTGGCAAATCTTTTAGATATACTGGCCCAATAGCAGTAATTCTTATCGGTTGAATGATCAGATTTTCTAAATAATCATTGTCAGACTTGTTTGTTATCCTTAAACTGATACATCCTGAATTATGTCTAATATCACCATCAAGAATTTCCTCCACCCTGATTTTAGAAATGAGATTTTTTGACCACAGTCTAATTGCGACGCTACCAAAACCAATTAAAGGAATTGTGAAAACAAATGCTATCAATATCATATTAACGATAGAACAAATTGCGAATTGAGGAGGGCAATGAACAATATTCATGTATCCCCCAAGAGTTGCTATGATGGTTGCGAGAATCCCTATTAATAAACTTCCCACCACAATCACCAAATAGGATTGGAATATTCTTTTCTCCATGCCATCTATTTTACTCCCCATGCTATACAAAAAATGGGCCATACGTCAATTACACGATACTTTATATTTTGCGCATCGTGCAGGTGCCATTCGGCGCTATTCGGCCAATTTTCGACCGCCCACCGTGTTTGCCGACGGCGCGCTGTTGGACAATATTTGAACCCCCAACTCTATTGACAGGCTGGAATAGTTGCGTTACATTTGGAAATTATAACACCATAATCACAAAGGATAAGTCTCAATGACACTTCCTGACATCGGAAACACCTTCGACGCCGTCATCATCCAGCCCTTGGAAAAGTTTCCGGTAGTCGGAGAAATCGTGAAGGGCAAGATCCTGGACCAGGTGGGCAGGTTTCAATTGCGGAACAGCGTGATTCAAAAGCAACCGCGCTTCATGATCTCGGCGGAATTTGAAGCCGCGTTATGGGATCACATTCGAGTCATGCCGGCGCAATCGCTGCTGCGTCCACCGCTGGATACCAATGTATGGGAACAGCATCGCAGAACGAAAGCCGGCACACACTGGTACTACCGGAGACCATATGCTTGACGTGACGCTCTTTCACATCCGTTTGGAGTTGGGGTTCAAGTTGATGGAGGGGATATTCACAGCATTTTCGTTCATGCTTGGCACAGTGAGAAGTGACGAGTTCATCCTGATCGGGATCAGTCTCCTCGGCTGTGCGCACTTCTATCTTTCCGTCTGGTAAATATGACCCATATCATCAATTCAGATCTCATTGGCGTCGAGCGCGGCGTTATCTGCCACCAAGTCAATTGCCGCAAAGTGGCCGGGGCAGGTGTGGCGCTCCAGATCAGGCGCAGATGGCCGCAGTGGTACGCAGAGTTTCAAAGGCGTTCGCCCAAACTTGGGCAAGTCGGATATCACCAGGTCGATGAGAACCTAACCATCGCTGACTTGTACGCTCAGGATGGCTTTGGCCGGGATAGGCAGTACACCGATTACGAAGCCTTGAGAGCATGCCTTCAGGAAGTCAGCCGCTATGCCGGCAAGAAACCTGTGTATCTTCCCTTTGGCATGAGCTCGGGATTGGCGGGCGGCGACTGGAACGAAGTGTTGCGCATGATCGAAACGGAATTACCGGAAGCGATCATTGTCCGGAAGACCAGATGACTGGCGTCACCTTGACAAACTGGAATAGTTAAGTTACATTTGTAATGTAACACTTGAACCTTAACAACCGACGACCAATAGTAGAGACATGGATTGAAAGCAATTTCAATCCATGTCTCTGCCGAGGGCAGACATTTCTTCTCCTTTCTGATGCAGCCTGCGGGCTGCTCGATCCGCTGTGATGTCGGGTTGCAGTGGGTCAGGCGCAGTGGGTGCGCCACACGGAACTCCAGGTGGGCGACCACCTGGAGGACTCCGTCCGGATTAGGTATCAAACTTAAGTTGATAAGTACGTGGCACGACCTGTAGCAACGCGCACGCATTCCTGTACTAATTGTGACCGAGTGACATAAGATGACGCATGCGTGTGGACGTGGACGGCGATATATCGCCGGGCACTGGAGGGACGCCTTCAGTGCCGAATACGCAAATCAAGCAGAGTACGTGAAAAGTCGCCTCTCATTCGAGACCCTACCCCTTGTGCGACGCTCTGCTCGCGATGGGAGCCGCAAATGGCTCCCATCAAAGTTTCTGACAACGGAAAGGCATTATGGATCTGACCAAAGCGCGCGATGAAGAACATCTTGCCACGGTCATCACGTTGACCATTGGGGATGGCGAGATGGAAAAGATGCTGTTCACGGAAACGGAAAGGAAAGCCATCGCGGAAGGACTGGCCTCCGACAAGATCTCCACCAACCTGCATGCCTTGAGAGTGATCGCGATGAAGGCGGAGAAAATGGCGAAGGCCATGCGAAGGCTGGCAAGGCTGCCAGGCAGACTTCATTGAGCCACTGGTTGAAGCACAGCCTATCATGCAGTACAATGGAGACGCCATGAGACACACTCACGCACTCATCAAGATCCGATTGCTTCGCCGTCTCTATGCAGAAGAGCTCGAAGCTATGCGAATACATACGCCCATTGCCGATCGACGATCAGAGTTATTCGTCGGAACGTGCTTTGGGCTGGAAAGTGGATTTTGGAAAATGCAGAGGAGCTTATTATGGCGCAATCTAAAATTCAAACCTACGATCAATACATCGAACTTCAAAACGCAGTGGATGAAGCTAAAGAAAGATTGGACGGCGCTGGTGCAAGCGGTGCGCACTATCTTCTAAACAATATTCTGCGCCGATACGGTGTGTTCGGGATGTCCAGGGAGGAAACAATAAAGCTAGGACAAAATCTCTGTAATGAGTTCTTGAAAAACAGACCAGATTGAGACAGGGCGGCTTAGACGCCTGCCCTGCTAAACGGGCCGCGAAGAACGGCTCCAGCTTGGACCCGTGCCAAGTAGACTTACCGCGTCGAATAGTCAGGATGGTAGGTGAAATTTCCACTGGATCTATCTGAGTTCCATCTTTATCAGGAGAACCATGCCAGCTTATCAGTTGAAGAAAAATATTGGGTACGACTTTTATTCCGAGGAAATGCCGATCGATCTGACGAAGGCGGATCCCAAGCCGGGCTTCGTGGTCGCAAAGGCCAGCCAGGGGAAGTGCGATAAAGATCGTTCGATCTCGCTCCTGGCGATTGCCAAACAGTTGGGCATCTTCCGCGGAGCCTATCACTTCTTCGAGTTGAACGATGTCACGCCGCAGGTCCAGAATTATCTGGAACAGATGGCGAGCATTGGCGAACTGGTCAATCTGACCCGCGATGGAACCGGAGCGATCATCAAAGGGACATGGCTGCCTGAAATGGAGCCGATCCTGGACCTTGAGTACGAGCCTCCGGTCAAGCCCTTTGGGATGTCCCAATCCAAATACAACAACCTGTATCCCACCGGCGATCCGGTTGCGTATCAGGTCAAGTTCTGGCTCAACGTCGTGGAAGGCGTCACCGGATTAAAGCCGATGATCTATTCCTCGGTGCACTTCCTATCATTTATTGCCAACGCTCAAGGCAACCTGCCGGCCTGGCTGAATGACTATCGTCACTGGTCTGCCGGGTATCTCAAGTCCATGTACGTGGACAACTATCCAACCATTCCAACGGTCTATAACTTCCCTGGCGCAGGAGCATCCGATCTCTGGCAATATGCAGACGACGGGCGTTCTCAAGGATGGTTCTTGAATGATCTCAACACTGCAAGCGATGGATATATGGCTGTGCTTGCGGCGCGTTCGGCTCCAGTACCTGTGCCGGCTCCGACACTACCTCTACCGCAACCGCCAGCGGCACCTGATGTCAGTGTATCCATTTCTTCCGTCACGGTGGGTTATATCGTAACCGTCAACGGTGTGGCTCAGCCGGTTCAAACGATCACCAAATAATCCGCGGATCGTAACCGCGCTTTGCGTCCGTCGCCTGGCAAAGTGGCGAGACCGGCAGGCTCCTGCTCACCACGTAGTGGAGGCAACATGAACGTCACCAACGATCTCATTCCTCTGGACCAACTGCTTGCCTATCTGATCGACCCGCACCACTGCCCATATTGTGGAAATAAAAATATCCACTATGAGGAGCATCAATTGCCCAATTCGTATGTCCAATGCGGAAAATGCGGGCGGACTTTCGTGGAAGTGTGGAAACTGGTCGGCGTCAACGATCAACACGCCCCGACGAGTTTTGTCCAAACCCTGCTTTCCCTCGAAAGACTGCGCGGCAGTCAGATTACCTGGCGAGCGGCGTTATCTCCCAGTGAAATGCTGGAATTCGCTGAAGGCAGCGCACTGCCCTTGCAGCGAGCCCTCGTTCGGGACATCGATGCTCTCATTCCGCCGGCATACTTTGGGCCGCGCTGCCTGAACAATGGCCGGCAGCATCATGTCTATGAAGTCGGCATGGAACTCAGCCGCGTTCTCTATGTGAATGTATATAAGAACTACATCGTCAATTGGAACAACCTGAGTAGCGTGCTGGCGAAGCAGCTAGACCAAATCGCAAAGCTATATAAAGCCGACGAACACGGAGTCGTCACGGACGACGCCGGCAAGTTTTCGTTCCGCTTCTGGTGGGATTAGTATGCACACAAAACGAAATGCGATCCTGGTATTGATTCTAGGGACGGCAGGTGCGTCCCTGATTATCTTCACCACTTATATCTGGATGGGTATCCTGCTGGCGATCCTGGCGGTGACCATTCTTTCCGGGGCATTGTTCAGGCTCAAGCCCATGCAAACCGGGAAACCCGCCGAGGCTCCAGGCAGGTACTTCTATCTCTGCGACGAGGCGTTCATTGGGGAAATCGTGGAAGATGACACGCTGATCATTTACCGTGACGGGCGTCCCATTGTGTCCGCCACGCTCGAAGAGCTTCGCAAAGAGATCGAAGAAGCGGCCAAAGACTTTATGTATCCATTTACTTATCGCAGGTTATGGAAAGAAAGCCTTCAACTGCTGGAAGCAAATCTCAACGGCGAGCTTCCATAACGACTGGGCAGGTCAATCGGCCTGCCCAGTGGGTTCTTCCGGTGTCGCCGGAGCGACTTCGATCACCTCGCCATCATGGATGGGTGTGCCTGGAGAGAGGAACTTGCTGAAGGCTTCCCGGAATTCCTGCGGCACATTGATCTGAATAAGGTTGAGATTGCCTTCCACTCTAACGCCGTTACGCTGAAGGAAACTGGTCAGCGTGGCCGGATCATCGTTCCCATCGTTTTCCGTGAGCCTGGTCCAATCAAACAGCTTCTCGATGGCGCGCATGGCGACACGGTCATCGCTTTGCGGATTGGACAAAATGGTCCTCAGTCTGCGGTATGCCATGGGGAGCAGGTCTCCCAGGTTGGATGTAATAGCGGCCAGGCGGGGATCATGTCCCACCGTGGAAAGCGCGTTCTGATAAACCGAATTGAACTCCGTGGTCTGCGTCAGCCGCTTGAGCGAAGCCAGGCTCATCTCCAGAGCGTCGGCGATCTCCTTCCAGGTATGGTCGTGCTGCAAGTCAAGGAACAGGGCGACCGCCTGCTCGATCTTTTGCTGCTTCGCCAGGTCGGCTCGTTCCGCGATGGTGAGATTGATGTGTCGTACAGCGGGGGTATCGGTCATTGAATTCCTTCCAGATGCCTTTCGGCGCTGGTTTCATTGTAATTCAAAACGGAATAATTGTACATCATATGCTTGACAACTATTCCAAACCCGCGTATACTGCGGATATTCCAATTGGAGGCTCTAATGACAGACCAGTTTGATCCAACTCTCGGCGATGAAACCAGCGACACCGCGGCTCCCGTGCCTGGGAACGATATGAATACGTCCGAGCCGGAGATGCCGGAAGACACCGGGGATGAGAATTTCCTCGAAGACAATCACATCGATCCCGCAACCATCGTCACCATCCTGACCAGCGGGGCGGAACCGCGGTACATCCCGGTGAACGAACCCGCCGCGTTGCGCGATTTGGTTGTCCGCGCCAACCTGACCTACAGCGGCCAGGTGGATGCGTATGTGGACGGTAATTCGATCTCCTTCGAGACGTTGGTGTCTGGCGGGCAGACCGTCACGTTGATCGGCAACGTCAAAGGAGGCAGCGTAGCCTAGGGCAATCCCTTGACTACGTTTCCGATGCCAGAAACCCAGGCAGCTAACGCCTGGGTTTTCGTTCCCCGGAGGCTCTCATGGCAATCAAAATCATCCAGCGTGCGGCGGTGGATCCCAAATTCATGGAATGCGTCCTGAACATCTACAGGGCGTTCATGATGAGGGAGAAGGAACGTGCAGCCGAGTATCCCGCCGGCGCCAAAGAATACATCAAGAAACGCGCACCGGCTCATGCCCGCATCCTGGCTATCACCACAGTCGGTCACTCTCAAGGACGCGTCGGCGCGGAGTATGAACTCACCCGGCTGCGCGTGCTTCCTTACGAAAAGTTCATGACCGTCGCGCACAAAGGCGCCGACGGCAAATTAAAGAAATACCTGGTCGGCGTTACCAAGCCGGTTGTGATCAAAGACAACGGGAAAACCTATTTCCTGGGCCCGTATGCGATCTATGTTCCTGCGGATGCGTTTGACGCGCAGAACAGCGGATCGTTCCATTTCATCCCCACCAAGTTCCCGCAATCCAACTTGCGCCATCCGCACCATGTTGTAAAGAACAACCCGCAAGGCATGCACCCCCTGGACAAGCATGCTTCGACGTGCTGGGGCGGTTTTGGTCCGGCCATTCGCGTACTGCTGGATATTCCGGACATCCCGGAACTCTTCCGGCTTTTGCAGATGTATGTCAGCCGGTATGACGCAGGCTCTGTGTTGTCGTTCATTCGCAACCTCGATTTTCCCACAACGGAGGAAGCATGAAGATCGTCCTTGACCCGCTGGTCATGCTGAAGCTGGAGACCTATGCCAGCCAGACCCGCAATGAATTCTCCGGCTTCGGCTTCGTGGATCTCGACCGTGAGCATCAGATCTTCCATGTATATGACGTGGTCATCCTGGACGTGGGCACCTATACATGGACCGAGATCCCATCCAGGAAGATCCTGGAGGTCATACAGCGTCCGGATGCCCGCAAGATGAAGTTATGGTTCCATCGGCATCCAATGGGAAACGGGATTCCCGGGATGCACAACTGGTCCGGCACGGACGACAACACCTGCCGCAGGGAGCCTCTTGGAAATTCCATGCCTGAACTGGTCGGCTGGTCCATTTCCATTGTCCGCACTCCACTGGGGTGGGTGGGTCGTTATGACACGTATGGCCCAAATGGAGCCACAGCGCATTTGAACGTTGAACCGTCCTTCGCACTCGAGGCCTCGCGGAATATCTTCGAGCTGATTTCCGAGCATTCCAATCGCCGCGGTGGTCTGTCCGAAATGGAAAACGACTGGGACGATGATCCTGACGCATATCTCGGCCTGGACGGAGATGACGATCTCGACGAGGAAGAAGAAGGAAGCTGGGATGACGAGGACGAGGAAGACGTCGTTCAAACCTCGTTTCTCGGCGGCATGCTCAACAGGTTCCATGGAGGCAAACGATGAACCATGTAAGACACCAGAATATCTACAACATCCCTACGGGCTTTAGCGCCACGGTCATCGGCGCCGGAGGGATCGGCGCGATCACCGCGCTCATGCTGGCGAAGATGGGCGTTCGAGCAATTGCCATGTACGACGACGACACGGTCAGCGAAGAGAACATCGCAACGCAATTGCATAAAGTATCCGATATCGGAAAGCCAAAGGTGATGGCGCTTGGCGCGACCCTGATGGAATATTCCGATGATGTGTTCCCGTTCGGGCACGAAGAACGGATCGGTCCCGATAGCGAACTGCGTTCCACGCTGGTCATCTCCGCGGTCGACAGCATCCTCGCTCGCCAGCAAATCTGGATTGCGCTATGCAACCCCAATAGCCGCTGGTCTTTTTACCTTGATGCGCGAATGGGAGCTATGGAATATCAACATTTCCTGGTTCCCAATAAGGTTGAAAACGCCGATGCGTATAGTCATCATCTCATGAGCATAACGGATGATAGTGTCCCGGATGCTCCTTGCACCGAGAAGGCCACGTTCTTCACAGCAGCAATTGCCGCTGGTCATATAGGAAACACCGTCCGCGAGATCGCTCAAGGCGTTGCCAAGCCACACCGGTTGGTCCACAACATCCCCAATTACTGGCTCCAAACATTCTCCTTGTAATCCATCACCAGGCGCCTAACGGCGCTTTGGTGATTTGGAGGTCACCATGTTATCTGTTCACGCGATCAATTCCACGACCTTGAGAGTACAGATCAAGCGGCCTCGTTTTCAAGATGATCTTGCCCGCTTCAAGACTGCCATCGCTCCCGAAGATCGATCGTATGACTATGTTCGCGAAGAGTGGACGGTCATCCATGCAGACCGATATAAATTTATTGACTGGGTCTTTCGGGCGCTGGAAGCGATCCGCCCTGCCAGGCCTAATGAAATCAAGCTCACGCAGGCGACGCTATGGTGAGAAAAGGTTTGCGGCATTCCCGGGTGTACGAAGCCAGGCAGCTATATGACATCTACAGCATTCTTGGAATCCCCACCAACAAAAAACTGATCGTATGTCCGCTGCCGCAGCATCCGCATCACAACAACACGCCCTCCTTCAGCATCTCCATGAAGGATGGGCATCAGCACTTCCATTGCTTCGGAGCATGCGGAGCATCCGGCGACGTGATCGATTTGATCGGATATCTTCAAATTTCCAACTACGACAGCTTGAATGGGGAGCATGTCAGGCGGGCACTGGAGATCCTGAGCGCCGGATACAAAATCTCCCCGCCAGCCAGGGCTCCCAGAACGCCGGCGCTGCCCAATGACATTTGGGAAACGTTCGTTCCGCCTGGAGCGGAGGTGCTGGAATATGCAAAGATGCGCGGCTTGAAACCGGAGACCCTCAAGAAATTCATGGTCGGCCAATCGGGTATGTTCGGCAAGACGTGGATGACTATGCCGGCCTTTCACTTCGGAAGACTGCAAGGCATCAAGATGCGCAATGTGCATGCAGTGCATGTCCGCGACCGGTATGCGTCGATGGAAGGCTCCATCAACGGACTGTTCAACCTGAACGGGATCTATTACAGCCCAGACCCGATCCTGATCGTAAAAGGCGAGATCGCCGCCATGCTTCTGGACCAGTATGGTTTCCTGGTATGCGCTCCGACCGCCGGAGAAAGCACAGCCTGCGCGGAGCTTCTTCCACACATGATCTGGTCAAGCCGTAGGATCCTGGTGGCCGACAACGATCCGGATCCAAAAGTGCGCCGGATGATGGACGAGTATGCGGTGAAGCGCGCTGAGATGCTGCGGGCCGAGATCAAGCGTCCCCCGGAACAGTACAAAGATATTGACGACTTTTTGCTTGCGGAGCCCAAGCTGGCTCTGGCTGCCGTTGAAGGATGGTTGAAATGATCAATCAGTTTTGCTATGACGACCATCGCGGTCATCACATCATCACCCTGAAGCGGGCGGCGCCGGAATGGTGCAACTCGGACTGCCCGGTCATCTACGTGGTTTCCGACGACAGAAACCTGCATGGATTCAAACTTCACACCTCGCTCACCATGGAAGCGATCCCCAATGACCTCGCCCGGTTATTCACGAGTTTCGTATGGCGGTCTTCGCAGGCGTACTACCGCAAACGCGAAGGGGTCGAAGTGCCTGTTACCGAGAACGGGTTCTGGAAAAACTTCCTCTACTACAACACCAGGTTGTTCGGCGAGAACTACATGTACAACCTGGTGATTTCAGCAGGAGCGAAATGGATCATAAGATAAGCGCAACCCTGACCGATATTCGCGATGATCTGGGTACGGCTCAGGACTTTGTCGAGAAAGCCAGGCAGGCCATGGACTCTGGCGAATACAACAGTGCTCCATACGAATTCGTCAATGCACGCTTATTGCTCCAGAAGTCCCTGGATTTCATCGAGGAACAGAGAAAGAAACTCCGCCTGCTTATTCAACAGGCGGAGCAAAGTGAACAAAGTACAGATCAGGGTCTTTCGCTTCTTATATCTCACGTCACCTCAGGCTTTCCAGCGGAGACACCCGCAGATGCTCGTTCTGAACATCCGATCCCAGAAGGTGAATATATCGCTGGGTAACCTTGATATCAGTGTGCCCCAGGATGATGCGCAGCCCTTCCAGGGAGCCGCCGTTCCGAAGGTACATGGTGGCAAAGGTATGGCGCAGGGTGTGTGCGCCATGCTTCCCGGTGACGCGGATCTCGGTCAGCAGGCGGTCCACCATCTGACGCACGCCTTCATACTTGAAGGCGCAGCCATGAGTTTCTCCGTGCTCGCTCAGGAAGACGATCGCTTCATCCTTGTGCTTCGGCTTCCGGTGCACGGAGACATACTCGAACAGATCGCGCACCAGGATGGGGCCCAGCGGAACGCGACGGGTCTTGCGTCCCTTGCCGATGACGGTGGCCCAGCCGTCATCGAGATCGAGCCGGTTCATGGTCAGGCCGGCCAGCTCTTCCAGGCGAACGCCGGTGTCGAGAAAGAACTCGATGATCACCTTGTCGCGGAAGGAATGGTTGCGCAGCAGGACGAACAGGCGCGCCACTTCATCGGGGCTGAGCGGACTGGGCAGCTCGTTCGAGATCTTGGGCGCCTGATAACCGTCCAGTATTAATGAAGGCAGCCAGCCGTGCACGTGCAGCCAGCGAACGAAGGTCCGGATCACGGCGTACCGCTTGGCGATGGAATGGGAGGACATCAGGGAGCCTGTGGTGATCCCGGGTTTGGTTCGCAGGGAAATGATGTGTTCCTGGACATCTGCAATGTTCAATGAAGACACCTGTCGCTCAGGCCCAATATCCTGGACCCAGACTTTCAGACCATCCATGTAGCCCTCGATGGTTTTGGGTGTCTTGTTCTCGGCGATCAAATTCCGATGATAGTTTTGAAGAGCTGTTCTCAAAGTCAGATCCATACGAACCTCCACGCGCAGTATAGCACAGATGTTCCTGAAACGAATGTTCACTAAGCGCACCATTTGGAGTCCAAATATTACGGAGGCAGAAATGCTGATAGGTTATCGAGTTCGTTTGGCGGTGTGCCTGCCTGATCACACCTGGCGGCCATATACGCTGGATCTTGAGTTGGATGATGAAGGCTGTGACGGCCACACGCAAGGCGAGATCGCTGAAGCCGCTGAAGATCAATACCGGGGAGAACATCCGGATGTTTCCGCTGTCGGAATGATCGAGTTCGAGTGGGAGCCGGAATGGGCGACCGAATGGCGCGAGGTCAGGGATAGCGGAACGCATTGTCCCAAATGCGGTCAAGCGGGCATGGGAACGGCGGGACACACCACGCTCTGCCAGCACTGCGGTTGGCATGCGCACAATCCTGTTGCCGCCAGGGAAGATGCGGAAGACATTACTTGGTGTCCGGAGTGTGAGCCGCTGCCAAAGGATGGTGTTCTGAGATTGGGCTGGGAACAATGGGTCCGCATGTTCAAGCCTATAAAGAATTTCATCGATCAAAACGCTTCTGTTGATGGCTATATGTTCGAGACCTCTGGACCCGAATACGAAGCAGTCGCCAAAGCTCGCAGCAAAGATCCTCACACAATCTGGACGATGATCGATGAAGACGGCTCTCGCATCAACGAAGGCTGGCATTTTGCGAACCGCATGGGCTACTTCATCACCGAAGTTCCCTACGATCCCCACATTCAATACATCGTGGATGAGGAAGAAAACGAGTTTGATCAATTATCCGAGGATGATCTTCAAGACATCCTGGATGAGGAGGAAGAATGAGACCTACCATCAAGGATTTGATGTTACCCAGCCGCTTATCCTGGAGTCTGCCCATACTGTCCATGAATGAGCTTGACAAATTCATCGACGGTTGCAAGGTGATCGCGGCTCACCATGGGCTGGCCTGGGAAATCTCCACCATCGATGATGACGAGTTCAGCTATTTCAATTTCGACATGGCCGGTATGAGCTTCCCGGGCTTTTTCAAAGGTCGAACTTTGGACAACGGCGAGCCGGCCCTCAACGAATACGATGTGCATCTCTCGCGGAAAGAAGCCAGAGCCATGCAGGAATTTTGGCGTTTACTTGTAGATTATGGAGCAGGGATTGAATGGGAACGATTAGACAGTACCGTGACCGTGTAGTGGTGAGCTTGGGGATCACCGATCTGATGGGTGGGCCGGTGATGCTGTGGAGCAGGCAGAGCAAACGGATCCACGTGCTCCGGCATGCTTTGTCGGAGATCATCATCAATATGATTTGGTCCCGTCTCTGGCGGGCGTTTCCCGAACTGGCGAACGCCAAGCTTTACGACAAGACCACTCTGACATTCAACAAGGAAACCGCCTCCTTCGAGGTGGAGTGGCACAAGTTTCCGATAACGGAAGGATCACATGTCGGCCATGAAGCAACTGTACGACAACCTGAGCATTGACGTGGCAAATGGCAGGGATTGGGTGGCAGCCATCAAGCTCCAGGCGTTGGGCTTCCCGGACATCCCGCATCAGATCAAGGTCATTCGCCTGTTGAACATGCGGCGCAGATTGCCGCACATCCGGCGGGTCCGGTCCCTGGAGCGGTCGGCGCGGCGTGCTCGCCGTTGTAATTAATTTCCATTATGGAGGTAGCATGAAACAGATCGCCGATAAGATTTTTCAGTTTGGGGAACATGATGACCAAACCATCGAACAGATCAACATGATCGCCAGTGATGAGCGCGTATATCGCGCGGTCCTGGCTGCTGACGGACACTTGGGATATTCGATGCCGATCGGCGGAGTGGCCGCCTACATGGGTGTGGTTTCGCCGTCGGGCGTGGGATATGACATCGGTTGCGGAAATCTCGCAGTTCGTACCACCTTCAAAACCAACAATGTGGGTTATTGGAGCGACCTGGTATACGAGATTGCCCGCACCATTTCGTTTGGTATTGGACAGGTCAACAAGGAAATTGTCGAAAGCGCAATGGTATACAGCCACGATGCCTGGAATATTCCTGCGGTCAAGGAACTGCTTCCCATCGCTCAAGGCCAGCTTGGAACCGTCGGCGCCGGCAATCACTTCGTTGACATCCTGAAGGACGAACACGACTGGCTATGGGTGGGTGTTCACTTCGGTTCGCGCGGTTTTGGACATCACATTGCCCAGCACTACATCAAGGCCGGCGGTGGGAAAGACGGGATCATGCAGGCTCCCACGCTCTTGGATGTCAATTCGGAACTCGGCAAGGAATATATTACCGCCATGCAATTGGCGGGCTTATATGCCATGGCCGGGCGCACCTGGGTGGTGGAGCGTGTTTTGGAGATCATGGGCGCTCAAGCCATAGAGCGCGTTCACAATCATCACAACTTCGCCTGGAAGGAGAGACACGAAGGCCGGGACTTCTGGGTCATCCGCAAGGGCGCCACGCCGGCTTTCCCTGGACAGCGAGGATTTATCGGCGGGTCCATGGGCGACATCTCCGCAATTGTGGAAGGCGTTGACACGGAGGCTTCCAGAACTGCGCTGTATTCCACGGTTCACGGAGCAGGGCGCCTCATGTCCCGCACCCAGGCTGCTGGCAAGAAGAAATGGGTCGGCGGGAAAATGGTTCGCACGGGAAAAGGTCAGATCTCCCGCGAAATGATGAATGACATGCTGCTGGCGAAGAAAGTGATCCTGTATGGCGGCGACACAGATGAAGCCCCGCAGGTATATCGCCCGCTGGATAACGTCCTGAAAGCACAGGGCGAGACCATCCGCATCCTCCATACTCTGGAGCCCATGGCAGTGCTGATGGCTCCGGCAGATGTGGAGGATCCCTTCAAGGACTAGATGCGCTGGAGAGTGCATGGAACTACTCATCGACAACATCGACAGTCAGCAAAAATTGTGGCTTGCACATTTGGTTCGGAACACAAACAAAGGATTGAATTCCTTCGTTCCCAGCGGAGTGTTCGCTGCGTTTCGGGCGCGAAGCTGGGTGGAGGGGGACGCCGCAGCTTGCAAGTTGACCGCGGACGGGAACGGCGCCGCCATGCGGATCTTTGGCTCTGACATGGGTCAGGACAAAGTCACAAAGAAAGCCAAGCGAAAACATTCCGTCGTCGGAAAGTGAGGCAAATCATGAGTTCAGGAAGCGCACCCAATTGGGGCTGGGTTCTCGAAGCCACGCACGAAAACTTTCTAAAACTGCATTGTCATATTAGCGACGAACAAATTGCGGAATATCTCGCCGATGAAAACGAAGGCGCAATCAAGGAAGCGCGCCGCATGATTGAACGCGAGACAGACTGGTGCTTGGATATTCTTGCCTCTCTCGCTGAACGGCTTGACCAGCAGATCACCTGCACGGTGGGTGAATGGAGCGAGGTTGTTTCCGTGGACATATTTCGTTACAGCAGCAACCTGGGAGACGTATACGACCAGCTTGAAGACGGAAAGGTGTATTTCATCTTCGGTCACAACGATCTCTTTGTTTCAACGCCTCTCATGGGCGAACTTCAAAGGCTGAACCTGGCTCCCGAAGAGAAGGGATGGACGAATTATGGCTAAACGTGAATGCCAGGCATGCCATGAACCCATCGACGAAGAGGACGCGCACTCTCCGCATGACCCGGATTGCACAAATCACGAAGGATGTGATTGCGACAACATCGTTTGCGATCATTGCTGCTGGGAGTGTCATCCCTTGCAGCAGGACGGCGACCTCGATTACACGCTGGCCGGCCAGGAATGCTGGATCACCGTTGGAGATCTGAGCCTTCATATTCAAGGCGATGGAGGAACCGGCGCGAACGTGGATGTGTATGAACTCAACAAAGAAAACGATGAGCCAATCACCTCGCTCTGGGCGCATAGAGACGGAAAGGATTGGACAATCCCATGATAAAAGAACCTACCATTTGGATTGGAACATGGTATCCCAATGATGACGGGCTTGAGCAACCTCATATCGGCGTGTTCATTGTTCTTCCGCATGATGCGGAAGACATCCGCAATTTGAACCTGGCCGGCGAAGTGCAGGGAGTTCTGGCGGTCTCCGACTTCAATATCGAAGAATGCAACCCGGAACAGTTGGACAAGTTTATCCATCCCTGGCTGAAATATGTGGTCAAACACAAGTTCCCTTGGGACTACGATCACGACACACTGGAGTTGGTGGAACGCAAATTCGTTCTTGTCGGAGAGGAATGAAAACCGTTGAAAACGAAACCAACTTGAAGATCGGCGACCAGGTGATGATTACCCGCGATCAGATTTGGCCTGGAGTGGCGAAGTACAAGGGTGCAAAGGGCAAGTCGGCGGGATTGGTCCCGATGGGATCCAAGGGCACGCTGGAAAAGGCCGGCGAGATGTGGGTCATCGTATTCCCTGATTTTCCAGCAGACCCTGACTGGCCCTGCATTGTTTGTTTCTATCCGGCCAAACTCCCTGATTGGGTAGTGCGTTCTGGTGCAGTGCAGCTTGAGTTTCCGATGACAGAAAAGCGTCAAGATGATTGGATCCTGGCGCACGCAGCAACTATGGAGGAGGCACGATGAAAAAAGCATGGTTAATACTTGACGTCAACAATGGATGTGAAGACGGCTCAGTGCCAGAAATGTGTGTTGTTGAAATAAAAGACGGAAGTCTTATTGGCCTGGGTGGCATTGTTAAACTCGCAAACCAAATGAAAAAGAACTGGCCGTCATTCTCCAGCTTAAATTTTGAACACTTGAGCCAGTGGATTGGCTACAACTCAGAAATAGCCAGTCTCGTTGAGAGCAACGGCGAAGTTATTGCTGGTTCCTCCATTCACCCCAACACACTCAGGAAGCTTGGTGAAGGATACCAATTATCCGGCTTTCGTGTTCAGGTGTGGCCGGATGGCGACTTGTCTTTCATGTGCGATAGCGAGAGGTACGGAGTTTTGGATAGCGGCCTTATTAATATCCAGAAGCTTGAAAAGCTTTTCGCGGAATGCGAGGAATAATGGACCTACAAATCAAGGTTACAGACGGTTCCTGGATGGAGAACCGTAACGGAATGCCGGAAATCCGGGAAGCAGTCATATTCATACGCGGCGGAATGGCTGGAATTTCCGGTATCGGAAAGTCTGGCAAGGAACTTCGTGGTGGAATTCGCGTCACCCCAGAAGACATGGATCGCATTGCAGCGGAGTGGCTCAAGTGCCGGAAAATCGCCACGAAAGACACGGTCATGCTGATCGTGCCTAATGAAGTCTGGGATCTCCTTCATCAAACCCTGGTCATGGACAGTAACTCCGGCGCGTTCGATCAGAAATTGCGCGAGCAGATTTCCAAAGCTCTCCATCAAGTCGAACGGGTATCGCCATGAAACCTGATGAATTCGCTCATAACCTCGCTCAATTCAACAACGGTACGAATACCTGGTATCGCCATTGGTTGGATCGCCGGTTCTTTTACACCGACGGCATGAAGTTCGTTGCCGACAACGGCGCTGCATGGCTGCTCGACGCCATTTTCTCGCACATCAAAACCAAACTGGCTTTGCAAAGAGAAGAATTCCAGGTCTGGAGGCTCAAGGTGAGCCCCGACAACACCGCGATCCTCGTGGCGGACGATGGCGATGGTCGGAAATTGGCCGAGCAGAGCATTCCATTCACGGACTTTCCGTTGTCGGAAATAAAGATCTATGTGGAAGTGGGCTACGTTGATGCCGAGGAAGGCGGCTATATCATGATGCTGCCTGGAGAGAGGTAGAGATGAGGCGGTCGAGGTTTTCTCCCAACCTGATTTTCAAGGATGCCTACAACGAAGTCCTGCCCAGCTTACGCAAGGCTTTCCCGAAAATGGATCCCAATAACCCTGACTATGATTTCGGGGAAATCTACAACGTTCGCTCAGCCTTTAGGGATTTGGTGGACAACATGCTGAAAGGCAACGGTTTCGAGAATGGAATTCACCAGAATACCAGAAGCGAGAAATACAAAACGATGGTCAGGATCGCCATCTCCCTGGTGACGCCTGAACTGGTCAAAAGGGAGATGGATCGTGCTGACTAAAGCTTGAGCCGCCGGATGCCTGGCGGCTCAAGCTTTTATAAACCTATGGAGGCGTTATGAACCTGCAAGACTATATCAACAGCAAGCCGCCACAAAGAAGGGTGCCGGCAGACATCATTACACGTTGGCAGACGCGCATTGTCGCCCGCGGCCTTGAGAAGCAAGGCGAGAGGGGTGCGCAAGCCTACCTGCGCGATTACGGCAAGGGGATCGCTGCGCCGAAGTGTCTGCTGCTGGCCCAGCAGGCGCTCAACCAGGGCCATCCTGAGATGGCAGCCGGCTTTTACAAGAAGGCCGCTCAGCTTGAAGGGATCGAGATTTCCGACAACGGAAACATTGCGTCAGCGCCTGCGCGCAGCGCACCGGCGAAGCCGGCTGAACCGCAGTTCATCATGGAATTCCCCAATACCATGCAGCCGGGAGCGTTCGCTCCCATGCAACCGGTGGATGCCAGTTCTCCCCGCGAGAAGTACATCAACAACTCCAATTACTGGGGCCAGCGCAAGATCGACGGGAACAAGTTGATCGTATTCGCATCCAAGGACCGGGTCTACTATCAATCCCGCCAAATGAAGCTCAACGGCGCTCCGAATGATGAGATGAACATTGCTCTTCGTGAGCTGGCGCAAGAGATCGGCAGCTTTATTCTGGAAGGTGAGCTGACCTATCTGGACTGCAACGGCGGCGAGCATCGCACGGGATCGCAGGCCGCCACGTACAATGCGGAACATGGAGAGCCGGAGAAAGAACCGTACCAGGCGTATTTCATATTCTCGAGTCTGTGGCATTCTGGGCACGAAATGCTGGACCAAAGTGCGCGTGTTGCCAAGGGTCGCGAAATTGCCACTCTGCTGGTGCTGAAAGGCCGTTCTTTTGTGCCGCTAACGACAGCGCGAAGCAAGGAAGAGAAACAGGCGCTCTGCGACGAGCAGCATCAGAAGGGTAGGGAAGGGGAAGTGTGGTTCAGGCGCGACTTGCCTTTGTATGCCGGCAAGAAGACGGACGATGGCTATGTTCGCACGAAGTATCTCACCGAGTTCGACGCCTTGGTGACTTCATTGACGCCTACAACCGCGCAAGGTCATGCGTTCGGCGCAATGGTGATTTCAAGCCTGGATGGCAGCTCGCTGGGCGCCGTAGGAACCGGCTTCACTCGTGACGATAAGCAAGAGATCAAGCGCCGCTTCACCGCTCAAGGCCGACTGAAGGTCAAGGTTCGCTCTCAGGGCTTTACAGAGGGCAACATGGCCTGGCACGCCCGCTTTGTGGAGATCCTCGAATAA